TTCATTGAAGAGGAAAGTGGCTTCTATTACAGAAAAGGAACAGAAAGAAGCCAGTCAAAAAGAATACATTTCCGATCTTGAAAAGACAAGAGATTCTCTCATTAAGGAAAAGACTACTGCTGTAAATACTGCCAGCGGATATGAAAATAGGGTTGTAGAATTAAGGGAATTAATCGACAATATCGGAGAGGGTCAGTGTCCAACTTGTGATCAGATTGTGCCAAAATCTCATATTGATAAAATAAAAAAGAACATAAAAATATCAGAGGGATCGATACACAGATGGAAAGTTAAAGCGAATGAGATTGCTGCTGGTATTAAGGAAGTTACAGAGGAATTGGAGAAGAAAAGAGGTGAGCTTGAAAGATTACAACACACTCTAAGAGTGGCAAAGATAGCTAAGAGAGAATTGGAATCTGCTCTTAAAAGCAAGGATGAAGTAAAAGAATTGGAGAATGATAAGAAACGTCTCAAAAGGAATTTGGATGATAAATTAAAAGCCATAGATGGTTTGGTGGCAGAAGTAAACAAAGTGTTAAGAGGCAGAAAGTCATATTTACCAGGCGATATAAAAACATTGGAACGGGATTTTGAGATTGTAACTAACGATGCTACGATACATTATGGTAATTACAAATCAATCAAAAACGATCTTTCACAATATCGGAGCAATGAGCGAAAATTAAAAGAGTTGAAAGGGGAAAGCAAAGAAAAACAAAATGACCTTGATCTTTATGAATACATTTATATGTCTATTCCTATCATTAAGTTGATGATTATCGATACAGTCAACGTATTGTTAGAAAAGAAATTTAATGAGAAGCTGAAGGAATTTGGAATCACTGTTACAATAGAACTCGATACTGAAATCGATAAAAAATCCAGTGAAGGGAAGATTGATAAATATGAAATCCTTATTGTTGAAGAGGGCCAAGATCCAAGAGATTATAAATCATACAGTGGTGGAGAGAAGCAACGTCTCGCATTAGCCATTTATACCGGAATACAAGAAGTTGCTGATTTGATGTTATCAGAGGATCAAATTCCTAACATAGTATTATTTGATGAAGTATTTTCGTCTCTTGATGAAGTGGGTAGGGCTACATGCCTTGATATATTTCAATCTTTTATTGATAAGTCCAGGCGTAATGTTCATTGTATTACGCACTTGGAAGAAATAGAAAAGACATTCAAAGTCGATGAACGTATAATTGTGACTAAAGATGAAGAAGGTGTAAGTAAAATCGTTGGAGGTGGAAATGGAAAACATGGTGAAGAATATTAAAGCAGCCAAGCAGGCGGTGTTAAGACTTTACGAACAACGGGGATTTTATTATCAACACGAAATCATTGAGGCATTTGGCGTTCCAATGTATGAGGATTTGGAAATTCTTATGATGGCGATAAAAGAATTGGCGGATGAAGGGATATTGGAGAAAGGAACTAAAGATGGACTCGAATTCTACCGGAAAAAATAAAAAAAAGATTTTAATTAACACAACAAACAAAAGTTGTTTTAATTCCCAGCTGTTCAGAAGATTAAGACTTGAGCGGCCCTATAGTAATGTCTCTGATTCATATCGATTACATATGTCTAAGCATCAGGTGGGATTGAAAATTGGTAAGAGTGAGCCGCAAATTACTCGTTATGAATCAGGAGAACAAAATCCCAGTCTCGAAGCGTTAAAAAAAATATGTTTACTTTTTCAAATTGATCCAAAAGATTTAATGGGGTTGATTTGGATTTCAGCTACAGCACTAAGAGAGGGTGAGACTATTTCACTTGATGGCGATAATAAAAATCTCGATGTAAAAATAAAAATTTGTCCCAGGTGTAAGCATTTGGAGTTGGAAGTCAAACCTTACAAGGCGAAAAAACATGGCAAATGAAAAGGTTACAATAGGAATCGATGCCGACCTTACAAAGGTCGGGATTGTAACTGTAGATCATGCTACAGGTGAATTATTTCGAGCTGTAAGAGTTAGTGCTGGTAAAAGTCATTTTGGTCTGAAAAGATCAATAAATATTGTTGACAATGTGATAGAAGAATTGGCTATTTGCAAGGAACAATATGATATTGGTGTGGTGATGATGGAGGATTTCGGCGTTAATATAATGATAATGAAACAATCCGAAAAAGCCGCACTGATGGGAATGATATTTTGGTTTCTTATCAAGAACAAATTTCCTTTGTTTAGATACTATAGCACTAAGAAATCTAAAAATAGGACAATAACTTCTGAAAGATTCGTGTTGCCTACTCAATTGAAAAAATTTATCTTTGGTAGAGGGAATGTTACAACCAAGGGCAAATCATCCACTTTGCTATTGGACATTTATAAAATGACTGGATACGATTTTCCAGATGATGATATAGCGGATGCTTTCATGTTGGCTCAAGCCGGAAGATTTTTCCTGAGAAATCTTGGTGATCCGGATGGAGTAAGGGCGTTACCAATTATAAGACACGATACGAAAAGTGTGAAGCCTGTAGTAAAAAGTTTTTATCTCGATGATAAGAGATTTTCAGTAATACAAGAATGGATAAAAAATCAATTACATCCTAAACCCGATATGTTAACAATTGGAGGGCAAGATGCTCAAGCGTAAACACATTCATGCCGATGAAGTCTTTAATGTCGATCACAAGTTGACTAAAAGACTTGGTATCATGATGAAAAAGGCTTTCGGTGTAAAAGAGGATGGAGAGCCTAATCTTTCCTTGATAACATTTTGTGTACAAGGGAAAGATGAAAATGGCAAGACCGCTCTTAAATCAATGACTTTTTCTTATACCCATCTACAACAGATGTTCGTATCTGATGATCGCAACCTTATTTTTCAACTGGCCCATGACTGTCCAGTGGCTTCTGGCACTTATAATGCTGAGTCATTGAACAAGGCGAGAACAGAAAAATTGGGAGCAGAAGAAGATGAAAAAGGGAATGTTGAAGCTAATCGAACCGTGCGCCGCCGATCTGTACGCCAGCAGAAGAAGTTGGCAAAGAAGAGCAAGAAAAGATCAACGAGCCAACAAAAGAGAGGTGCGTCTGATACAGAATTTAGAACGGGATCGAAAAAAGTTTGAGGAAGCATTACAAGGCGTTTTTAATTTAATGCTTGAAGAAAAAGTAGAACAAATGTTATCTGATATATTTCTAATGGAAGGAGAGACAGATTATGTCAGATGTACCAGGCAGAGGCCCAGGGGGATGGCGCGGAGCAGACGAACTGGATTTCGGGACAGGCAAGGCAAAAGAAACAATGTATTGCCAATGTCCACATTGCGGTTCAGTTAAATCTTATAACGAACGCACTGTTGGAATTATATGTTCCAATTGTGAAAAATACTTTCGAATAGAGGATGCAAAACCCGCAACAGACGAAGAAATTGCCGGAAGTACAGCTCCACATTTCGTTACGGAACAAGCTCAAAGGATGTTGAAATTTCGCGGAAAGATGGAGCAAAAGGCCCACAATTGGAAAGATAAGCAATTGGCCAGAAGAAAGCAACCAGGGTATAAGCCTGTCCACCATGGTCCAATTGATCCTGATACAGGAGAGAGAACAAAGTGAAATTTAAGAGACCAACAGATGGCGATACAAGAGTGGTGAAGAAATTTGCTATTATTCCAATAACAATCGATGAAGAAACGATTTGGTTAGAAACAGTTTACATACTCCAAGTGTATGTTTCAATATATGCAAGAACATTTCTTAATTGGAATGATACTGAATTTGTATCAAAAGAAGTGTATGAAGCCTCAAAAGAGAAGGAAAATGGATAGAGCAGATCAATATCAACAACTTCAAGATAAAATTGCTCGCTGGTCAAATGAAACATTTGGCCCTGGCGAGAAAAGACTTTTAGGGATGTGCAATCATCTTGTGATGGAAGCGGCAGAATTGCGTAATCGTCCAGATGGATTATCAGAACTGGCAGATGTACTCATCTTATTACTCAATATCGCCCGTGTTAATGGGTATCATGTTGATTTGCTATTTTACGCCGCCGCTAAAAAGCACCAAATCAACGTAAATAGGAATTGGAAATTAATGCCGGATGAAACTTATCAACATGTGGAGTGATCATGTTACTCACAGTGGGTATGCCCCTTTATCAAGCTGAAAAAATCGGTTGGTTGGCTTTCGAGGGACTTTGTAGACAAGTATACGCCAAAAGCAAGAAGTATGACTGGCAAGTAGTTGTCTATGAAGATAGTAATTTAAAATACCAACCAATGGGCAGCAACGCTGTATTCTCCTTTTATGACCGATTGAAACTGGCTGGCTGTAGCAAATTGGTTTATCTTTCTAATAGCGACAAGAGAATCGCTCCAAGCCAGAAATGGATAGAAATAGCAAATTATGAAAATCCATTACTTGGATATGCAGATTATGTTCTCGTACAAGATGCTGATTGCTTTTCTTTTCCAACAAGAATATATGAGACTTGGAATGCTGTAAAATGTACAGTGGGAGATGCTGATCATATACACTCTGATATTGATTGGATACACAGCCATCAAGGAGTTTTTTACAATATAAAAACTGAACATACCGCTCTTTTCCGAAAGCATCGACATACCGGATTAAATATGGCTTTTAGGGCATCTGCTTTGTTTAATAATCCCCATGAAGTTGAAGTTAAGAATCCAAAGAAATTTAGAGGATTGAATTATTGGCTTTATTATATAGCAACCAAATGGGCAAAAGGTTCAGACCTTAAACCAGTTATAAAAGAAATTGGTCAAAAGACATGGGAAAGTGGACTCGACACTCATGGCTACAATACTATTACGACAGATGGTCGCAGCCAGATGATAGAAAACGCCAATAAAAAGCCTTTTTATCCTTATCATGGTAATATAAACAAGCACATCCCCGCTTTCGTTATGTCAAGATTAAGAAGTTTAAAACATGACGAAGGTACTTCAAAGAATATACTTACTCTATAATGGAGGCGAAAATGGATAAGAAAGAACGAAAGAAAAGGGTGTTAAGTTATCCGCCCGCAGATCCAACGAAGGAGTGCCCTCTTGGTACACTTCATCAAAAGACTTGCGCTCACTGTCGTTTCGCTATTCAACGATACACCCAAAGAGAGATCGATGAATACAGAAGCAGAGGCAAGTTGGAAATGGCTAATAAACAGTATGCCTGTATTTTTACGGCCATTTTAATAGAGTTAATGAGAAACAACCAACTCTTAGAGAGGATAAAATGATACTTCTGCTTGTGGCCAAGGAAGGTGTTCCTGTAGATGCGAAACTTGACGCCAGTCAGATTCAAAAGGCAGTTACAGCCTATAACAAGAATCTAAAAAGGCACAGGGAGCCTTTTATCCTTACAATTCAAGGCTATGATGTATACGCTATTCCCGAAACCATTCGCAAAGTGGAATCCGAAGGGGATAACATAGTCAAGCTCGATCTTACAGCCATCATGAGATTGGCTGAAGAAGAGGAATTGGATCACTTGGAGTTAACATGAAGAAAAAGAGAGATGCAAGAGAGCTTTTAAAGAAAGCCAAGAGAAAAAATGCGAAAGCTCTTTTAAGAAAGGCCAAAGACAGAAAGAAAATTACCAAGGCCAAGCTCAAACAATCCGTAAATCCCTACAAAAGGATCAGTTGGGCCAATGCTAAAAGATATTACATTTATGGTATTGTCGCTTCTGATAATCCTCATCCAAAGGATAATATTGTCTATACGCAAGACCTTATTACTCAATTAGCTCAACGCCATCGATCTGTAGATAGTTTTCCTGTGTACTATAATTTCGATACGGAACGCCTAATAGGATCAGCAAGGCTTAATGGAGTAATGAGAGATGGTGGAAGATATTATCTGCTTGGAGCGGTGACGGTTGTTGTACCTCTTAAATTCGCTGAGCGAATGGACAAGATGTATTTGGGATTGGGAGTAAGCGCGGAAAAGTCTCAAATCAGAAGAACAACGGATCAAAAGCTCATCACAGGCGGTAAAGTAATATCCATCTCTCTTATATCGAAAGATAAAGTTTGCGATCCTTTATGTAAGGTGAATCAGATATTGAAGGATGCTGACATAGATCGTCGTCTCGAAGAAGATTAAAAGTCTCAACCGGGAGAAAATCAGTATATTATAGTACAATAAACCCAATCAAATTTGCTCTCTCTCGCATTTTTACCCTAAAGCCATATCTCGGTATGGCTTTATTTTTTCCACCATAAAAAATTACACCAGCGCATTTTATTAAATTCATTCGGGAACAAAAAAAGGGATGATGAAATTAAATTTTCATCGATCCCTTTTTTTATTGTTTTATAGGAAAATGTGATAGCACCGAGGCATTGGGAATGGGGTTTTGAATGCTGCCAGCCATTGTGGTGTGGATATTGTTGAAATTCAGGAGATTGGTTGTTGTGGTTTGTTAATTGTTATATTGGATATTGTAGATTGGTGGTCGGGGACTTAGAATTTTTCGGTAAAAATTCTAAAAATTTACATTGTGTGTTGGGGATTGTGCAAGATAGTTGGATCTTAGGAGAGTTGATTGTTGTTCGGTGACGTTAAATAGAAGATAAAAGATAGGTGTTAGTTGTTGGGGGTTTTTCTTTAATCTTTAACGCTATAATATAAGAAAAAAAAAGGAGAAATAAAAGAGAAAAATTTACATTGTGTGTAGTAAAATGTTGGCGGGGGACTTAGTACTTTTTTCGAAAAAAATTTTTTTCCCCGGTTAAAAAAAGTATTTGACTATTTAATTTATTTTTACTATATTCTAACGTAATACCCTATATAAGCGAAAAGCCTATAACAACTAACGGAAAAGGGGAAAGAGATGACAACAGACGAATTAGTAAAGATTAAAACGATAGAGTTAGCACAAGTTTTAAAAGACAGGCGACAACAGTTCGGAGAAGATAAGAGAAGTAAGCTAAAGAAAAACTGGAGACAATTAGCTAAACCCTTTAAAGGGGACAACATGATAAATCCACATCCCAGGAAACACCCACACCATTACGAAACACCAGACCCAGACAACATAGAGTTAGGGGATCACTACATACACCGGGGGAATAGAGAAACCTACGAAGTAGTAGACATCACAGATGACAACGTTTACTTCTTATCACACAGAGAGGAAACATATTTTATTAACAAGAATGACCTAAACAACTTTCGCAAGACAATTCGCCCTTCACACACAACATGGTTTATAGAAACAACAGACGAGGAATCGGAAGGGAAAGAAGAAGAACCAGTACACAACGTTAAAAGACGGAAATACGGAACAGTACACAAAACAGAAAAAAGAGAACAACTAAACGATAGACCTTACAAAAGAAAGGGAACGGGAAGAAGAACAAGACACTATAACAGCATTGACGTAACAGTTCTCGATTTCTTAGGGAAGTAAACAACAAACTAAAGGAGAAGAACCATGGAACAACAAAGAAAAGAACGACCCGAATACGCCTTTCGAGGGGAGACACCAATGGACACAATGGACTTCACCAAACACAGACTCGAAAGCGAAACCGACTTCCAACAAAACGACACACAGTGGCTACTTACAGCTGCCGGATCAACAGACAATTGCCTACCTGACATGACAGACGACATCCTACGATACGCCGTAACAGAAATCTTTTCCACCATCCTCTCTATCATGACATTTCACAGAGACAGCTATAACGATCCAGAAGTCTTTGACCGAATCCGGGAACACTGTATCAAAGCTCCAAACATCTTTATCAATCCAATAGGAACAACCAACAAAGACATCACACCGGATCAAATCAACGAACACAACTGTGACTGGTTTGTAGCTGTGGTTGTTGATCCTCTACGGTTCGCTTTTCTTAGCGAAAAACAACAGAAGGATCTCATCCAATGGGCTTTCGACGCACAAGACAATTATCGGGACGTTTGACAACAAACAAGGAGACCAAACACCATGGCAGAAGAGATCACAGCTTTGACTTACTATATACTTAAACACCATAAAGTACCAGTTGAGTCTTACGAGAAAGGAGAACAATTAACAGACGGCGAAATATTCCTTACGGATAAAAAGACATCCATACAGGTGTGTTTCGCGCCAACTGTTACGGGGGGACTACAATTCACAGGTTACAGAGTAGTAAAACTAACGGAAGATAACTGTTTCCACTATTCGAGACACTACACAACTATCGAGGAAATAGTAAAACATCTCACAATAAACCCGGTATCAGCAAACATCTATGGCAATGGGGAAACAATGAACTTTGATTCACCAAACATCGATAAATAAACTACAAACAAGGAGGTGTACAATGGTTGATGTAATGAGAAAGTTGTTGGCGGCGGTCTTAGGATTTTTCCGTAAACTTTTTTCGCCCCGGAAGAAAGCCAAGACACCATTCAAGTTTCGGCCTACATTTACCAGTTACGAAGGCCCAGACAAGAGAGAACATGTGGCAGCTCACAGGCGAGGGAAACTCCCCCGGCCTCGGAAGCCACTTAACTTCTAACAACAAGCGGGAGTTTCGGCTCCCGCTTAACTTCAAACAAAGGAAACCAAACAATGTTAGAATTCGAACAAACATTCGACATACTACAAGCCAAGTATCGATGCACAGGAATGGCTGGACACCAACCATCTATCGAGCACCACACAACAGACGTGGTAGCTAACGCTTGTAAGAAGATAACACAAGCTGTTAGATGGGTTGTGCCTTTCTATTTCGATCCTGACCACAAGAAGGAAAACACAAAAGATAAGGAAGATTTAGTAACTTACATCAAACACAAGTTAGAACTCGGAGTAAACATACAATTTTGGGTTTCGGCCGGATCGATAGAAAACGATAACATCAACCAAGGATCAATTGAGGCGTTAGAGAAAATTGATAGTTGGGAGTGGATTAGCATTGCTGAATTGAGAGAAGAAAGTCAGTTAGGTGTTAATGGTGATGTGGATCTTAATATTCCCTATATTATCGAGGAATTGGAACGTCTCAATTGGATGTAGTAAGTTGTTGGGCGGGGACTTAGTATTTCCCCGCCTAAAAATTTTTTTTCTAACGAAGCAGGGAGAGAACAAACAATGTCGAGTCCCATTCACATCAATCAACTGGAAAAGAAACTTATCGAGAAAGAGGAAGCCCTAACAGGTCTCATCTATCTACAGTGTACACATGAGTACTTAGATGGGGATACATTCACAGACACAATAAAGGAGCTGTTGGAACAAATCTATGTGGCCAGGGATGAGTTATCAGGAGCGAGATCGAAATCACAATAACTAATAACAACAGAAGGAGAAACATCATGAACTTTACAAGAAACAGAGTCAAGGCTATTAACGCCGATATTAAATCGGCACTAAACAAGATCGGAAAGAAGTACCAATGTACAATTACATTGGGCAGTACAACATTCACTTCTGCCGATTTTAAAACTCGTATCTTAGGATACGCCACCACAAACGATGGACAGCCATTGTCCAGGGATGATCTCATCAGACAGGAAGTGACCCGAAACTTGGAACAAGGTTCAGGTATCGCACTTGGATTAACAATTGATCACCAAGGAACAGTATTCACCTATGGTGGACAAGCATACAAGTTTCTGGGAATCAAGCCAAGCTACAGGAAGTATCCCATCGTTGTTGAAAGAACTTACGACAAAGTACTCTTAAAACTCCCGGTATCGGCTTCATCAAACATCATTAACGCTTCAATGACCAAGAGAAAAAAGGTTGCCACCAAATAACACAATAACTAATAACAACAGAAGGAGAAACATCATGTTACAATCAATTTGCAGCAGGGAAGGGTGTAACAACAAGCGAGCATCCAATTCCAAGTATTGTGTCCAACACAAAAAAGAAGCAAGACAACACTGGTTGGACATGATCAAGGAACAAGGAGCGGAAAGAGAAAGACAACAGGCTTTTTTCAAAGAAGTCTTTGACGAAGCACACAGGCTGGGCCAAATAGCAGCAGCCGATCACACACCCACTCCAATGGTGGTACAAGAACACACCAACCAATTGGACGATAATTCTCCGGTAAAACAACAATGGATAGTAGGCGGAGGTGTTTGCGGCTTTGCGTGGGTGATTATAAAGCCTGGTAATTGTGCAGCCGCTAACTACGCCAAGAAACACTGTGGCGCCAGCAAACACTACTACGGTGGAGTATCCATTTGGGTAGGCGAGTATGGACAATCAATGGAACTCAAACAGGCCTATGCAAGAGCTTTCGCAGATCACCTTGCAAAACACCTGGGTGATAAAGTAACAGTTTACGCCGGATCAAGAATGGACTAACAAGGAGAAAGTACAATGGAAGAAAAGGAAGGAAAAAGAGTATACATCGTCCAAGGATGGAACAAGAACAAGGAAAAGGTTTACAGTACAGCATCCAATTTTGGTGACGCTCTAATAGTATTGGACAAAGCTATCGGAAGGCTCGATAAACAACAAATCAAATGGGCAACACTCGACATTTAAGGAGGCCAACAAATGAAATACGTAATCACGAGACAACTTCAATGGCCAACAGGTGAATTGGTAGTAGAAGTTTCAACAGGCGGAATGGACTACACCAATCCAGATGCCTTGGCACCAATGTATCCCAACGAGATGGTTGAACTTACATTTAAGGAGGTGGAACAGTCAGCAATAAACATTGTTGAGAAGTGGCAAACAGACATCAACAGTGGGAAAACAAGATTCAATGGTAAAACAGTCAAGCTCGGATTCGGATCAACATTGGGCTTCACAATGCCATTTCAAGGAGAAGAATTCGACAAAGAAATATTAAAAGAGTTCAAACAGTGGCTCAGAAACACAAACAAGGAGTAACACACAATGATCAAACGATTTTTCGCTAAAATCCGGAGTGACAGGAGTAAGAACACACTCACAAGTTGTGGAGACAATTATCTATTTGTCAAAATGACCGGCTGTCACATCGGGGCTACAATTACCATGTGGCCAACAAGGTATGGAGGGGATCACATAACAATCACCGTTACACCAGGTTCAGTTGGAGAAACAACAGGAGATGAATCGGAACAGATCATTTTTGAGAAAACAGTGAAAGGCCCACAACCGGGCGACTACAAAACAATAAGAAGGCTCAAGAAACATTTGAGAACTTTGGAAGGAGACACACAATGAGCAATCATGTGATATCGATTCAATTTACAGGTGAGACCAAAGAATATCAGGTCTCTTTACAAGACAAAGGAAACATTACTGTATTTACAGAAAAGAATCATGCCAACATAGAGGAAATAGTTGACATCAGAGACCCGGATTGTTTGTTGAAAGGGATCGAGAATGATGTGCACAGGGAGGTGGACCATTATCTTAGATATAAAGACACAGTACAAAGAACATTTGCGGAAATAATAAAAAAATACGCTCCGAGCGATGGTGAGGAAACAATCAATTCACAATTACAAGCCAGAAATTGTGGTGACACCATGCACCAATTAGCAGACATGTTAAAAGAGGAAGTAACAGAAGTGTTCTTCTTCTCTTTCCTACCAGAATACGAAAATGGAGATCCACGTCTCGCACAAGAGGAACGAGACAAGAAGGTACTCAACAACTGGATCAGAAATCACGAACCATTCAGAAAAGACAACACAGATAGAATAATTATCTATGCACAAGCCTTTGCCACAGACTGCGCCGCCAGGAATCAAAATCCAAAAGAATACACAGGAAAGCAACTGGCAGATCATGATCCAACAGACTACAATGAATTGACATTGGTACTTTTCCAAAGCAACGATTGTAGTCTACTCGAAGCCACAGACATCAACTTTGCGGAGCTATTTCACAAGCTCGAACTTAACAATCCATTTTAGGAGGAACAACAATGACACTCAGCGAAGCAAAACTATTAACTCCTGGTGATATCATCTATCACAAGACACAAACCAATTATAATGGATCGTCACAACAATGGAGGATCAACGGGAAAGTCAAGACTTGGAAAACAAGGCCCAACGAGGTACGAGTACCAATCAAGAGAGGGATGTACGAGTATGACTACTTAACACACAGGAACATGGACCAATTTAATACCGAATACGGCTCTTTGGTGAAAGTTGGGTCAAGAGAGAATGGTGATGGTTGTGGCATCGATTGGTTTGTGTTTAAAGGAAAAGTTTCTCTCGATAGAGCCTTGACAACATTGGGCTGGAGGGACTATGATCTACTTCCAATTTATAAAGGCCCAGGTAAGATGTTCCGAAACATTCCAATAATCTTTCACAAGGGAACAAGAACAATTGTCTACAGTCGCAGAGGGCTTGACATCTAACAAAGGAGGTGCACAATGGTAATGCAACAACTAACTACAGAAGATGTAAAGTGGCTGTTGAAAAGGGAAATAGACGATAGGGTAAGTAAGTACGAACAGTTGATGAAGACAACAATCCCTAAAACATCAACCAAAACCTACAAAACAAGAGCTATGTGGTTGATGGCTCGTATCAATCAAGCATTGTCTATTCCAATTGGCGACGATCAATCAATTGACAGCTGGCGCAAACAACAGAAAGATTTACAAAAAGTAAAAGAGTACATCGGGTATTTAATCGAACAATGTCAACGACACAACATTTAAGGAGGTGGAACAATGTCAAATACCAGAACTTACATTGACCACGCAAGCTACTACTACCACGTGGACTTTAACAATGGTAAAAAGGCAATGGTGGAGATACAAGAGGATGAACGCAAATCATTGCGCGTGGAACAGGTATGGCATACACATATCGGAATGAGCTTATCAGAAAAGGAAACAAAAAAGGCGGAACATGAGGCTCTTACTCTTCACACCACTCGAATGAAACTATCTTGAAAGGAGGCACACCAATGAGAAAGGTAATACATTTCACAAATCTCGTCAAACAAGTGGAAAGTCTTGCCGTTCTATTAGCCGAGAAAGACCAAGTACCAAAGTCCAGTGGCTATCTTGTAGGAGCATTTTTCACCTTAATATTTCCATTCGATAATTGGGTACACATCGAGGAAATACATCCTACAGGATTTAAAATTAGCAAGCAAGAATGGCTGGACATCGCCAAAATTGGACAGAAGTGGGACAACGAGCAAAATATAGAATTGGCGAAACAAGGGGAAATGACCTATTTGCCAGGAGGCGGTTGGTTGAACAGCGGGCCATCCAGTGAACAAGTCCAGGAACTCAACACAGTACTTTACTATACAGAGGACATCACTTGGGAAGACAAAGCAGACACATTCGAGTACAAGGTACTACCGGGCGTTCCATACAATGGAGACACACCATGAGCCTATTACAGAGAAACAAACAGGAGGATGTCCATCCATCGATCACTGGAAGGAAAGTCCTTAGAGCCGACATACTACGCGAATGGATTAAGATGGAACAAGACGATAGTGACATCTCCACCGTATTCGACACAATGAAGGCTCTACCATCATCCTTCAAAGGATCGAGATTTGGACATGACAGTCTCCGGATAATGGGATCCAAGAATTTCATTAAATCTATCATGGCTCTATTAACACCATTAACTAAACTGGAAAACGATCACAGGAGACTCGAAATAATAATGAGAGAGCTGGACAACAATTGTATTCAGCCGCCTTATAACAAGGACAAGTCACATTGGGTACTCTACGTTCGCCTTATAAGGCGGGAAATATCACTTAACACCACTCAACTATAGGGAGATCAGCTATGGAAAGACAATCGGTAGAAAGCTCCAATCTTGGATCAGTAGGCTATGATAAGAAGACACAGACCTTGGAAGTCCAGTTTAAGAACAATGGACGAGTCTATCAGTACAAAGATGTCCCAAGCAAGGTCGTGAAACAGCTATTGGAAGCCGAATCAATTGGCTCTTATTTCCGAAAGAATATAGCCTACAGATACAAGTACAAGGAAATGAAACAACAGTGACCAACAGGGATAAGCTGGTCTAACCAACCGGCTTATCCCATCTAAAAAATTACACCAGACCAAAATCAACAATCGATTCGGGACACAGGGGACAAAACACAAAATATTTTTTTACTTTTCTCCGGTTTAAATTTAAAGCCGTCAAATCACAATGCACACGAGGCATGGAAACCAAAAAATTTAGAACTTACAACAAACTATAACCTATTGACTATTAAGGACTTACTAAGTACTTAATTCTATTGACTATAGCTATTTTCTATATACTATTATAAATAAAAGGGTTATATATAACTATATAATAGTTAATACTATAACTAAGTTTTAACTATTAACGATTAATTCGTTATTTTTAACGAAAAAAATAAACAGTGTCAAAAGCCGATTAGCACGTTATAGAACGTTAAAAGCCGGTTGCAAAACCCTATTATCAAAAGCCGGTTGCAAAAAGCCGATTAGCACGTTATAGAACGTCAAAACCGGTCAATAGTATATAGTTAGTCGTTAGTTGACCTTTTCCGGCTTTAACGTTTTTTCGCTAAAATCTTTTTTAAAAAAAAGTAAAAAATAGCTTGACAAAAAGATAATAGTTTATTATATTCCGTTAGTCGTTAGATTAGCGTTAGACGGTTCTTTGAAAATCGTTCTATTTCCGGCTTTAACTCTTTTTTCAAAAAGGGGAAAGTTATGAAAACCGAACCGAAAAAAGCCGAAAAGCCGGTTGCAAAAAGCCGAAAAAAGCCGGTTGCAAAAAGTCAATATATCGTTAACGTCAAAAAGGGAAATAAAACCCTTAGATTGACGGTTAACGATATTCAAAAAGCCGATTATCACGTTTTAAATTCGATAGCCAAACTGGCAAACGTTTATTATCCCGGTTTCCAGTTTTTGCCCCGCGCGGGGAAAATATCCGTTATTATTTCCCCGAATAGCGCGGAATCTAAAAGGTTTCGCGCGGAAACCGAAAAAAAGGTCAAGGATTCTGCCGAACGTCAAAAAGCCGGTTTGACGGAATATAGAAAAACCCTAAGAGCGGAAAAGGAAAAGATCGACTCTTTTCTTAGTTGACCGGTCTAAGGGTTAGCACGTCAATTGACTAAAATCGGCCGGAAATAGAACGTAATAACGCTAAAAAAGCCCTATAGTTTAACTATAGGGCTTTTTTTTATATTTTAACGTGAAAATCGTAAATATTAGCGTATATAGTTAATAGTTTATTATAAGTTTATATAGGGCTTTTTAAAATGCGCTATATAAAGCCCTTAGTTAAAAGTATAGCGTTAATCGTTAATAGGGCTTTATATAGGGCTTTATAATCGTTAATAGTTTATAGTTAGTTGACCTTTTCCGGCTTTAAAAATAAACGAAAAAAAAGTAAAAAATAGCTTGACAAAAAGGTTTTAATTTATTATATTACGTTAGTCGTTAGATTAGCGTTAGACGGTTCTTTGAAAATCGGCTTTTCGGTTTTGCATAACGAAAAAGGAAAAGGGGAAAGTTATGCAAAACCTAAATATTAATCTTTATCGTTTAAACGATTCCCAATTGACCGATTATAGAAACCTTTTAGCAAAAGAGATATTAACCTTAGAATTGACGGAATCCTTAGATAAAGCCCTTTTTTCTCTTTTGACCGTTAAACTGGAAACCGTTAATACTATGCTAACCCTTAGAAAAAAGGTTAGCACGTTAAATCGTAAAAGGTCAATTGACCGGTCAAAAAGGGTCAAATATTTTCGGGATTTAAAAGAGGCGGTAAAAGCCCTTAAAAAGGAACCGGCTTTAAATTACGTTATAGTATTTAACCCCTATATAAACGATTTTCGCAGAATAGAACGTTATTTGACCTATAGGGGAAAAGATTTAAAACCGGTTCTAAAAATCGGCTTTTCTTATTTAATCGGTTCTAACGAAAAAAAAGCGATAGCTTATAAATAACTAACTAACGTTATGCAAAACTGAAAAGCCCTATTAACGCTATATAAAGCCCTATAGTCAAGCTATAGGGCTTTTTTTATTTCCGGTTGCAAAACCCCGGAAAGTATATACGGGATTATTAAACTCTTTGCAAAACCCTATTATCAAAACCCTATTATCAATTGACCTTTTCCCTTATTAAATCCCTTTTTGCATAACGATTAGCAAAACCCTATTATCAAAACCCTATAGGGTATAGTATACCCCAACAGCCTATTAGCTATTGACTATTAGCTATTATCAATTGACGGTTTTCAATAGTCAATTGACTATAGACTATATACGCTATACTATACCCTATACCCTATACCCTATACCCTATACCCTATAGACTATTAACGTATATACTATTATTAACTAACTACGAATAGTTAGCTATTATTAACGACTATAAACTATTAATAAATAGTATTAACTATAAACTATTGACTATTAACGACTTACAACAGGGGGGGTCTATTAACAATGTAGAGCTAACGGGAAGCGACTAACAGCATATACCATTTTTACATTGGAGTGTTTTCGAATAAAACACAAGTTTTAATGTTACAATATAATGTTTTCGAATAAATGAGACTATAATGTTTTCGAATAAAACAATAAATGAAAAACATAAAAGGTGTTCGATGGTTTCGTTATATATATCTTTTCTATCCCTCTATAGGGGAGATTTTACGTATTTTATTACATTTTCTTACATAAATATTTATCCGGTCAGATCGATTTTTTTCTTTACTTTTAGCGGGTTTTTCCTTATATTTAGATAACGTTAACGGCTTAATTAATTACTATAGTATCTCCCAAGTTCCAGGGAGAGAGTACAATGGACTTGCTTTAGCTCTTGGTAGGGCCGGTAGGTTCATACCCTACTGTAGCGAATGGTGGTTTTTCCCGTATCGGGTTTTTCCCACCTAACAGGCTATGTGGTTCGATTCCGCGTGAGTGGGTCCATTGTACTTCTATTGTAAGGAGGGATTGTGAAGATTGCGTGGTGCTTTATTAGTTGGGGTATATCTGTTTTTCTTCTTATAGTGGCGGAGTGTCTTGTAAAAAATGAAGCCGCCAGGGACATTCTTACCAAATCTTATATACATCTTGCTGTTTATTACATTGTTGCTACATTAATATACTTTATGTGTTTGGAAGGCGGATATATACAATGAAGATTGAACTGAAATTGGGGGATGGATATATTGCGTTGATGTCTAACATTGACTGTAAAGACACCAACGCCTTTTACTTGTTAATGACTTTTTATAAGAGTCGAACAGGTGGGTTTAATCATCCGGTGACTAAGAGTAAATTGGATGAACTGTTGAAGAAGAGAAATCCCAATTATTATTACATTGACTATGATAAAGCCTTTGACAAAGGGGAGATCGAGTGATGAAGTTTAAAATGACTGCCAAATTGAAATTGGGTAGTGCCAGCAGACCTTGGGATGATGCTAACAAAATATTGTGTCCACGTTGTGGGTGTCAAATGTACACTGCGTCTGGAGAAAGGTATTATCCCAATGAGTCTAATGCTGATCATGTCGCTGTATGTAGGAATGAAGACTGTAGTTTATATGGAAGGGCGGGTGTAATATCTAATATGGCTAACATTACTTTAACATATGACTATAAAAGGGGAGATATGACCATAAAAGGGGAGATTAGTGATGGACAGCATTTATAACATCCTTATGTCAACGTTTGGGCTTGGCTTAATATTGGTATTGGTATATTGGGCCAAGTTAATTTCTTTAGGCAAGGTCAGAGAAGATAATGCTATGGTGGCAATGACTGTCTACTTGATAGGATCGATGATATTTATTTTCATTACTTCTCTGACAAAGTTGTGGATGGAAATCACAAAAGGATTTACGCCATGAAGGATTTTGCCATACCTACAGTTTTTATTTTGGCAGTTGTTATTGCCGTTGGGATTGGATATACAAGTAGACCTTTTATAACAATGGAGGACGATACCATGAAAACTGAATACCATGTAAAGGCGGAGTCTGTTGACGGCACAACAACACTTGAATTTACATTGGTCGCCGAAAACTTAAAAGAAGCCTTTGAACAAGCCCAATTAGAAGTGAAAAATGTTTTCGGCTATAAAGCAAGCGATCCTGTTTACAATATAAAATATCACATTAAGGAGATACGCCATGACAAATAAAGAGAGATATATTGAAGCTGTAAAAGAATTGATAGAACGTTACAAAAGTCACAATATGGGACAAATTGTTAAATACGGAAGTGCACTTTCATGTCCATTGTGTAAAATTGGAAGACATACGGACGGCTATGGAAATCTAAATTGTCTCCCTTGTCCAATGGCTGTTCGTGAAAAAGATGCAACTGGAGAAATAAGATTTTTAGAGGGATGTTGCGATTATTTCGATGTAGAAAGTGGAAGAATGATTCATTCATTTATTAGACTACAACGAAACAGCTATTATAACTATATTTATCTTACACCAGAAAAACAAAAAGAAGCCGAAAAGAATTTACTTTATGCTTCTGATTGTAGGGCGAAAGCCTATCAAGAAGTATTGCGCGTGTTGTTGACTTGGTCTGAATCTCGTTTTACTCAAAAAGGTTGGAAACAGCACAATTGGAATAATGTTGATGGTAAAAAATTATTGGAGGCTGGAAAATGACCAATAAAGATCGTTTTATTAAAGCTGTCAAAGCTCTTATTGAGCGTTATGACAGCGAGAATGTCGCTGAAATAAAAAAGATGGGGGATGGCAGCGTATGTCCCCTCTGTGAAGCTGTATTTAGAATACATCGTAAAGTGAACAACGAATGTTGTCCGTGTCCAATGGCAAAAAAGTCGGCTTTTGCAAATGCCAATAAGAAGCTAAAGAGAAGGGCTTATCCACAGTGTGCTGAACATTTTGATTCAGAATCAGCGAGAACAATTGAATATTCATTGTGGTCTATAAAGGAACAGATAATACAAGCGGGACATTGGCGCGCAGCGGCTTTTCGGGAAGTGCTGAAATGTATTGAGAACTGGCCCAAGTCTCGATTTACCTTACGTGGTTGGTATGAAGTTGACTGGGACTATATCGATGGAAGAGAATTATTGGAGGCTGGAAAGTGAAAATCTTGTTAAGAGCATTTGGTGGGAAGTTGGAAGGATATATGGAAATAAAAAATCCAGCTCCAGTGCTTAGATTAAGATTGGCTCAACCAACAATTATTTATAAGTTGGGTAAAGATTCAGAAATGCCTTTTGGTCAAACACCTTTCGAATCTGAATGTGTATTCGAAACAACCGGTAAAAGAATGGATGATTGGACATTGATATATGAATTAACAAATATAACTAAAACGGCTGTGTCTTATTAATAACAGGGAGAAAGAAAATGACACAACTCAAGTATAAAGTGACTATTTGTTATCCTAAGTCTCGACTCTTATTTTATGTCTATGATGTAGACATAAAGAATGTTTATGAATTTGCCTTAAATGAGGCTAAAAGGATATTTGGCAATTTAATTGATTTGACGGCTGTTCACTTTACTGTAGAGGAATGTTCTTCTCCATTCGCGCAGTTTGGGGATATTGTACAGTCAGATATACACAAATAACAGGAGGTGTTATGAAAGCAAAGCGTGACATCAGCATCACAGAAGATGGGTATTTACAGATTAACACTCTTTGTCCCAAGTGTCAAAGACCCTTGAAAATAGGGGAAAGCAATAAGGGCAAATTGAGATTCATCTGTGAAAATCTGTCTTGTAAACTCGGCGGCAAAGTGTTGAAGCCTTTCATCAGTATCAAGCTCAAGAGGGCAGCGGATCAGGATGATTTCCTCGTTTACACTCCACCACAGACTGATGAGGAAGCTGTAAAATCTATTTCTGATCCTGTACCGGCGTGATCATCTGTAAGGGGATGGTATTAACCATCCCCTTACCAATTTAATTTTGGAGGTGTAAAATGACATTAACAGAAATGGAAAAACTCGATGTAGGTAGTGTAATTCGAAATAAAGAAACTAATCAGTGGTTTATGGTTATAGATATAGATGAAAGAAAGAGACTTACTGTCGCTACATTAATTTACAAATCTCATCATAAAAAATATGAGAATGTGATGTTGAGGGGAGAGAATATGTTTGAAAAATATATTTCTATGTGTAGGAGGCTAATGTGAGAATGTGGATGGTTCCACCTCAGTATTTATGTCGCAAGCATTTACTTGGCGAACACGTAGAATTACATATGCTTGTGTCTTGTATTAACAAAGGATTTAAACTCGATGGCTTTATTAAAAAGCGTCTTATTGAAACTCATAGCATTAAATCTCGCCACCAAGCTCTTGTAACTGAAATGTTAACTCGCGGCTATAAGCATAATTCACCTCTTCCATCTTTTAAAGTGGAAAAGGCAGGAGATGTAAATGTTGTAGACAATATTCGTGAATTGCATAATCGTTGTTCTGATTGTAGGGAAAGAATAGGTACATTATTTGTAAAAGGAGAAGTAACATGAATACAGACGGAATGTTTAAAGTGTATAGGGAGATCGTTGAGGAAAGAATGCGCAGCATACAGGCTTTCGCTAAAGATCACGCTATCGATATTGAGAAAGCCAATAAGGAAAACACTATCAATGAATGGTGCGCTTACGCAACTTATTATGCCGGTAGAGCCACCTCTCACCGCATCTATAATCATTCTCACAACATCGGAAATTTTCGGAGCAACATGATTAAACTTGCCAACATCGCTATCGCAGCTGTACAAGCAGTTGATAATGGCGATGTTGCAAGACATGAACTTGGTGTAGAATAAGAATGGAAGATTGAAAGAGTTTTTAGAAGGGACATATTGATTTGAAAATAAAACAAATCAATCAATTAAGTCTTTTTAAAAGAGATGCACAGATAACATCTCAAGTAGTGGCAACGATGGTAGGAGATTATTTTGAAACTCTTACATCAGAAATAACAACAGGTACTAAATTGGTTAGTGCAGGTGTGTCAGATTGTAGGGCTGATTTAGTTGCTAATAATATGTTGATCGAGGTAAAATCAGGAAGTCAAAAAATCATTTTTACAGAGAGACAATGGAATAATTATAAAGATTATGCCGTTAAATATAACAATGTTAATATTTGGTTTTTTATATATTCATATAAAAAGAAAACACTCACGTCTTTTACGGAACCAATAGAGATTTATCAATATTTATCATACAATATAAATCATCTTGTTTGTATAAATTATTCAATTATGTTGAAATGGTTTAATAAGTTAAATCCTAAATGGATTGTTTGGAACAGCCCCAAATTCGAATGTTCCAATAAAGTATTTTGTATTCCTCATACTTTTATTAGAAATGAAGTAAACGATTGGAATAAGAAAACTATTGGCGATACAATTATTGAAGGAATTAAAGTTTGTTCCTTTGATAGATATTATCTTGATGATATAGGTGTGTTTAATAATAACGAAAAATATAATCAACCCCCTCCAGAATATATTGAAGATAAAAAAGAACAATTACCGTTTTAAATTAATCAAAATTGGAGGTGTAAAATGGCCGTTGAAATTGGTGAGTACAAGGGAAAGCCTGTAATTTCTTTAACTGAAGAAGGAATGCACGGGCATCATCCATTTTCATTTGGTTTAAGGAAAGCTCAATTAATTCTTGATCACATTGAAGACATCGAAGCCTTTGTGACAGAACAGGAGAATCTTAAATCAATGGAGGAAAAATGATGGAAAGATTTGTGGAATCAAAAGCTAAGACCAATAAGTTGTGGTGTTCCGATTGTGGCAAAGATATAAAAAAAGGAGAAGATGTAATTTTTAAATTGGACTCTGATGAAAAAATGTTAGAAGTATTTTGCTGTAATTGCCTACATCGTTACATGATAGATGTAATTCACAGCGAAGAACATCCCTTTTCGTCAGAAGCACTTGGACAAGAATAAGAATAGGAGCTAATCAATGAAGTATCTCATCTGTGGTCACATGCGGAGTGGAACCAAGTATTGTAGCCGGTTGGCTCTTAATCTTGGTGTTGGAATCCTTCATGAAAAAGAGGGAAAGCAGGGAATGTCTTTTTGGGAGCATGTTGTTTGCCCAAAAAACTGGGCAGTATTAATACACATCGTTAGAAATCCAATAGATGTCATTTCTTCTTCTTATACTTGTATGCCTCGATCTTGGAAATATATGAGTGAACATATAGGTATCGACCTCATGTCTTTTCCTATGCCTATAAGGGCAATGATTACTTGGGTGTGGTGGAATCGGGTAATAAGGAATAATTATCCTTCATTGACCTGTCGGGTTGAGGATTTGACATCTCATACTAAATCATTTGATGATTTCTGCAAATGGCTTAATGTGAGTCCAGATTCCGATTGGAATAAATTTCCTCCAAGCGATTGGAATACCTGCAAACATCGTAATCGTCCCACCTCTAAAGGCACAATGCCTTACAGAACCGTAACTAAGGGGGATTTAATGAAAGCTGATATTCAGCAATATGAGAAGGTTGCAATTGAAGCGGAAAAATATGGGTACGTATTATGAATATTAATGAATTGAACGAAAAGGTGATGAAGGAATTAACCAACTTGGATGTTGACGTTACGAAAGTCAACGAAGAAGAAAAAGAGTTGTATTATCTTTTCAAAGCTATTCTTAGTAATCAATTCGAATTTAAAACAACAGAAGATTGTAAAGATATGTGGTATCGATCTTCTGTTATTGAAGGTTCAATGACTGAGGCAACCGCATTTGCTGTATTAAAATATTATGCTTATTTATCCAGGAAAGGTTATAATCCATTGATTCAAATTGTAGCCAGCTTTCTGGCTTTGATGGCTGGAGAGGGTAAAGTTATTAACTTAGCGGAGGAAAAGAAAAATGAAGGATTGGGTTCTGAACACAAAAGCGATACAAGGCCAACGATACGAAAAAGGTGATGTCTTTCAAATCGTTAGAACAACAGAAGATGGTGAAAGACAAGGGTGGCTTGGCTCATTCGTAATGGCCACCGAAATCAAGGATTTCGGGATCATAGGCTTTGTACACCACATTGAAAGCCATGAGGAATCTTCTGCTGCTCCAACGAGACTGGAATGGCGCAACATCGCTTACGTTGGAAAAGCTCGTCTCATTCCAAAATTAGAATTGGAGGCTTATGATGAACAACCTGATAGAACCAGCGATGGCGGAGTCGATCAAGTCAAGAATTGATGCTTGGGAAGACAGCATGAAGGAGAAGTTAAAAGGTCATACTCCATTTCCAGCCAATTGGACTTATTATCGGCGTGCCCAGCATATGCTCGATTGTTATGTTCAGCTCCGTGATCAAATGGAGAAAAAGGCAGCATCAAAAAAAAGCAATGATCCAACAAGAATTGGAGATTTAAGTTATAACACAGTTAATAATCTGATTGCAGTAATACAACGTTGGCTACCAACATTGAAGGAAGCGGGTGTATAATGAATGCTTTGGGTATATTACAAGCAGCCAAAGAAAGGGGATTGTCAACATACGCTATTGAAAGGATAACAGGCATTCATCATAATACTATACAGAGGTATCTGCGTGGCAGTAAAATGATTTCTAAAAATATGTTGAAAATTGAGGATAGAAAGGATATTTTACTTGGGACATCCCCTAAAGATCATTATTCGCCTATCAACATATTGTTACGTAAAAACAATAGGCTTTTAGAAATCCCAACACTTGAGAGTATTTGTTCAGAATGTATGCACTTTGTATTGGCCGCCTTTGAAGATGATATTGAGAATGGAGATAGGTGGTGGGAGGATGCAATATTGAATGTTAGAAAAGATGATACTCTAATACGTAAGTTACAGAAGCTGGTAATAAAATGGGGATTGAAACATGAGTATTGAAAAGTATTTTTGGGATGTTCGCCATCGAGTAGAAGGCTGGTTGCAGGATGGCGCAACGAGAGATGTTGTTTTTGATTATCTTGGTGATCTTTGTAAAAGGGAATTGGGAAAAGATGAATTGACTGATCAAGAGAGAATCGAGCTGTTTCAATACGGAATAAATGTTTATAGAAAAATAACAGGCGATACAGGTGATACAGATGAGTAAACCAATCGGAAAATATGGAACATTGGATGAGGATGATGAAATGAATAAATCTATTGAAAAACGAAAGAGAAAAGCTCGTGATGCCAAGGAATTGCTTGCTAAAGCAAAGCCTACATCCGTAAGACAAGCAGATTTTGAACTCGATGATGAAAAGAGGCGAGAGGCACAAGCAAGAGCAAAGCGTCAAAAGCGCAGAGACTATAATCAAGCGGAACGCAAATGGAGAAGATTTACTATTGTATCTTTATTTGTAGCTCCACTTGCTATTAGTGCCGTGAGCATTATACACATGTTCGATTGGTTTCTTATCGGAAACAATCAATATTTGTCGTATGCTTTAGGCGTAGCATATGAATGGCTTATTATAGCGGCACTTATATCTTTGAGACATTTCGGAGTGTTGTCATTCTTTACAAGAATGTTTACTTGGATATTAATCATATTATTGATTTTTCTCCAGGTGGCCGGTAATGTATATTCTGTTTATCTTAGAATTACAACAAAGCAAGAGATTGTAACTGTAGTATCTGAATTTATTGGAATGGAAGCTGGAATGGAAGTAATTAGATTGCTCTCTTTTGCTATCGGAGCTATATTGCCTCTTACCAGCTTGGTTTTTATGAAGATACTTGCTAACTATTGGGTTAAGACTCATGGACGGTGGCGCGATGAATAATCGTATAACTTTATACGTTAATCGAAAAATTTTCCTTTACTTTTTGAAAAAAGTTTATTATATTTATAACGGTTTCCATTTCTTTCCCCTTAAAAAGGGCCAACACTCTAAAATAACGGTCGGTGTGCTCAGGCAAGCACCCAGGGCGTAAAAAGGTGTGAGTGTTGGCCCTTTCCCTTTATAACAAAAGCAGGAGGATAAAACACAATGAAAAGTGTTAAAAAGTCCAAGAAAGGTGTAAGAAAGTCTCGAAAAGTGTCTAAAAGTGTAGAAGAACCAAAAGTTGATCAGGTAAAGTTCAAAGTTGTTATGCTTATGGACAACGGAGACATCGAGACCAAGAGTTTTACCAATGTTGCTGAATTACTTTCTTTCGTTTCTGCCCTTAATGTCGGGGTGGAAATTCCATCCAAATGGCTCACTGTTATTTTCCCACCCGGTGACAGCTTACTTAATAAAATCAGGAGAAAATTATGGTTACTATAGTGTTTGACGATGATTTCCGACCAGGCATCATTGAAGAGGTTGGAAAAGAGAACATTCGTACCGGTCATTTGCGCCCAGAGGTTGAGGCCAACTTATCTGGCCCACAAACTCCGGTGGTTTGGATTACGAATGAGGGCAATTGGAGGGCTATTTATGTGGAGCCTCATTCTTTGGCTTCTGAAACATTTCCTTTATCTGAGAGACCAATAACAGAGTTAAATAGTCTGATCCATGGATACGCTCTCAATTATCATTGGAGGAAACATGTCGGATAAGTGTAGCTTTAAACAGATGGTGACTGAACAATTGGATAAGTGGTCTTTATTCCATTTATGGGTGCCACTTTTGCTATTTACCGTATTGACTCAAATTAATGTTTCTTTTTTTCTTTCCGCTTTGATAACTTGCACTATCTCATTTATGTGGGAGTTGATGGATGATGCTTGGAGATATGAAAGTTATCTTTTCCCGCCTTTTGTTGAGAGTATTTTTGGAAGATGGGCTTTTGATAAAAGAGGGTTCAGCATAGTGGATTATTGGCTCGCTTTTGTACCACTCACCCTTATGTTGGCGGGACATTGGGTATTTACTTCTCCATTTACCATATTTGTAGAATTAATATGGTGGCTTGTTTTTTCACTTCTTAGTAATTTTTTCGGTATTCGATTGTACAGGGAAGGAGATTGGGAATACAACTGTTTCGGAGACTGATATGGGCATGAAGAACAATAGAAAGATGTATAATAGGCGTCCAAGACCGCCTAACATCCCGGAAGATTTTCTTCATTGTTCTAAATGTAAAACATGGAAGCACGAAAAAGAATTTCGAAAGTCAAAAGTAAACAAAGCCAACAGATATAGATCATATATCTGCTTGGAGTGTGAGAAGCTCAAGAGTAAATTGTACAGCAGCGGTAGAAACTATGTATGGTAGGAGGAACAATGCCACACAAAACAGTTGACCAGATGGACAGCAGACTCAGAGAAAGTCGAGTTTGTTTCGGATGCGGGCATCACTTTAAGGAAGGTGAGCAGGAATGGGCAGCGGAGGATGTAGGAAAGTTGTGTACAGATTGTATCATTGCTCTACTTGTAGAGGTTAATTGCGCTACAAGTAAAATACTTTCCCACTTAAATGTTCGCATGCACAATGATTCTTTCATCAAGGATTCCATAGCGGATAAGAACAAAGGCTCCGCTATGGATCTGAAAGACATCATCAATGTTCTTGTAAGCGCAAGAAACAGCTCAATGACGTTGATCCAGAACGTTTCGTTTCAAGCGGGACTAAAAAGATCCAACATCAAAGGGCCGGAAATCCCCGAAGTATCAGAAGAAGATGAATGAGAGGTGAGAAATGGGATGGCCAAGTGCTCCAGTTATAGACAAGAAAGATGTTGTAAAGAAGATGAAACTGCAGTTTGGACAAAGTAGTATCGATGTGTGTATTAACACTTACAATCGGTTTCCTTATCTTCAAAAATGCATCTGGTCTATTCTGGCGTCAACGACCATCCCATTTCGTATCTTTGTGTATGATGATCAATCTACTGATGGTACAGTTGATTGGATTAAAGAAATGATAGGAAGGGGATTAATACACAAACTTATACAAAAACCAATAAAGTTAGGTAGCGCCAACAGTCTTAATGAAGTTATTAATTCTTCAAATACACCGTGGTTCGCTTTTGCCAATGACGATATGTGGTTTCATCGTTGGTGGGATTTACTTTCTATTCAACTTGCTATGAAACATTCCGATTGCGGAATGATTAGTTTATACAATTATACAGCTTTAAAAATTGGAAAAAATTCTAAACAGGTAAATGGTCATTTGAAAGTGGGATCAACTGGACTCGGTGCAGCCTTATGTTACCGACCGTCTTTTAAAAAAGCGGGCGGATTCAAATTGAGAACCAATAAAAAGATGGGATTTTTTGCCAATAAATTTTGTAATACTTTTTCAAGAATAAATGGAAAGCGTAACGGTATATATCATCATATTCCTTATCTTGTTACAAATATGGATTTACCAAAATGTAATCTTAATGAAAGAGATTATTGTACGAAAACGGGTTATATCGAATATAGAAAAAGGGAGAAGTTATGAAATGGTGGATGAAGCCTCAAATAAGGATTTGGGGAAGGCATTTCAATGATCCTGATGAGTTAGTAAAAAAAGAAGTTGTAATATTTAAGAATGTAAGGGGATTTTATGTTCCATTCCAACCGTGGCCACAATCATTTTTTATTACAAGAGATTTAACAGAATATGACATGATGGAATTGAGACCGTTGACATTAACATCCTTTTTCATACACGTATTTAGAAATTTTGTAACAATGAATATAAATCGAATAAAATTGTTATTATATTATATGGGGTTTATGCATATTCAACACTTAGGGTGTAGAGATTGGGAGTGGAGATGGAAATTTTGGATAGAATTGAAAGAGAGGAAAAGATCGAATAAAGTGTATGATGCTTATAATAATTTGATGAGAGTGTTTAAGGAAGAAAAACAAAAAAGGAGTAAACAGTAATGAAGAAATCAGAATCTCTTGAGTATTTGCTTGAGTGTAGCAACATCGAGCTAAATTATTTGCTCAAGAAAAAGGGCTTGTACGGAGATGGCTTTAATTATCTTACTAAGATTCAAAAAGTTGTTCTTTTGTACAAGAATGACATGGATGATCCTGAAGTAAGAATTATTGTGAAGAAGTTGAAGAGAAAGTTGAGTACTTTTCGTGAAACACAAGTAAATGCTTTGCGCAAAGCGGCGCACGATAAAAAAATGTTGGCTAAAAAAATGAGGGAGAAATACGGCAATGGGGAAAAGAAAAGTCAAAAGAGTTCCAAGAAAAGAGTCAGAAAGACTACAGGAGATGATTGACACAATTGTGAAATATCATCAGTTGGTCTTGGAAGAGGATGAATTGGAATTCGTGGATCGAATGAATAACATCGATTGTATCGGTGTTACTAAAAAACAAGCTAAAAAGATTCAAACAATTTATGACCATTGTGTTGTCTATTAAACACCTCTAAATAGGAACGCAGAATTGTTTTTTTATTTTAAAATTCCATAATTTTTAGTACTTTTACTTATAAAAGGTGGAGTTATGAATCGAAATCCATTGGATTTACCCTTAAAAGCAGCGGATTCAAGATGCAACGCAAGAACACCAACCGGATATTGCAAGAACAAGGCCGGATTTAATACTACGCATCCAGGAGAAGGTCGCTGTTATTTGCACGGCGGGTTAAGTCCAACTACTGGACAAGACAATGACGCTCTTAAAGAGGCCATCTATAGTAAGTTTTTACCAACCACACTTGCTATAGAATTAACCGAAGTAAAGCAAGATCCAACTTTTACAACTCTTTTTGAAGAGTTGGCTTTGTTGAAGATAGTGTTACAAGGTTTCCTGTTTAAGTTACCTGCTGATATTGCTGCATCTTGGGGCAGAAGAGTCTGCCCAATATGTGGCGAAAAGATGAAGAAACAAAAAGGTTGGAAAGTTTTATTGCCCAGGAATTGGAGAGGTGAACAAGAAAGATTTAAACAACTTCTTAGCACTATTGAAGCGATTGGTAAAACTTTTGAAAGAATATCTAAACATGAAGAGAGGCAAAGAAGATTTGTAACAATATCCGAAATAGAATCGATTATGACTCGTTGGGGTCAGATTCTTATGGATGTTCTTGGAGACGATCCAAGAATCAGCATTATCCAACAAAAAATACTAAATGAGGGCTTTACAAGAAGGCCTGGTACACAGGATACAGAAAAATTAAAATTGATTAGAGAGTTCCAACGAAGAGTGGAAAATCAAAGACACATTGTAAATAATAAAAGAAGTTTGGGTGATGCTATAAAACGAGTTATTCCAGAATATTTTGAAGATGTGGAGGATGTTACAGAGGAAGAAGATGAGCCTGATAGAAAGACAACTCATACCCGTGTCAGTAAACAGAAAAGCCATTCCAGAGATGGTAAGGCAAGAAGGCGGGTCAAGAGCAAGCGAAAGAATGGAGCAAATAGCAATGATGACGCACTTTCAAGCTCTTGAGGATGAAAAGCGTAAAAAGGAATTGGAGGAGCAAGCGGTTGAAATAATCAAAGCCGCCTCTATTAAATCCAAATCCAATTTTTGTCCCCTCTGTAAAGGTGAAAATGTCATAAATGAAGTAATCACTCCTGTAGGTGTGCTTGATTATTACGAAGTCAAACATATTTGTCTTGATTGCAAAAAGGGTTGGAAGGCATTGGTTGCGATAAATCTTGTTTATGATGAATACATCGAGGTACAAAGAGCCAATGGTATTCCACAAAGAATGTTGATAGAGCGTTTACTTACGGCTTTATTAAGAGAAGCGCGGAAAAAAATTCTAAAAAATTTAAAGTCGGAATTCGACATTTAACTATGGATAATAAAACATTGAATGATTTCGAAAGATCCAAGATACCAATATGTTTGTAAAATAAATTTTCACACTTTAACAGGAGGAAAGGAAAATGGCTATGCCAAGATTTGATCCTAATGATTGGAAGGAGCGGCTTGAACAGAATCTCAGTCACATGGGAGTTTCTGTTAACGAGCTGTTTACTGGCCCTTTCAAGTGGACAGAGTTAACTACTTTCTTGCGCGCAGGCATCACTCTCGCAGAGGATGCTTTTCCAGAAGATGGAAATGGCCAGGCAAAGAGCTTGCTTGTAATGGCTCTTTGGGACTATTACGATAAAAAGTACAATTTGGTCCAACGGATTGATGATCTCGTTGATTTCAGGAAATTCTTGGGCACAATGATCGGCACTGTGATTGAACAGTTCGATTCCGCCGCCATTCGTGGAATCATTGAAAGGATCATTATTCCGACAATGGTTGGATTGATCTTTCCAAATCCATCCAAATAGAATCCCTGCGCTGCTGCGCGCCCTCAGAGAGGCGGTAATGTTGCCGGTCATTGCCGTCTCTCACTTTTTTTGTGTTAATTAACTGTTTGTTGGAGGTGTAAAATGGCTCAGAAAGATACTTTCGTACCCAAGTCAACCGTGATAAACGATACCAATGTGGCTGCTGGAAATCATCAGTATGCTTTTCGCGGTACAGAATTCTTACGTTGGCTTATGCAAGTCAACATCAAAAACATCACGGTGAAAATCTATGCTTCATTGTGGGACACACCTGGATCTTATGGATGGATTGATATGACATCCTATTTTACTGGGTCGGCAACTATTACATCCAATTCTATGATCATGAATACTACCTTAGTACACATGCCGTGGTGGAAGGTGGTATATACTCGATCTAAAGCCACTAATGTGGTAAGAATCGAATTGATGCAATATGATCGGGAGAAATGATGGAAATCGAAATGAGCTTGTTAGCAGAAATTGAGCTGATTTTAGTTCTTGCTCTTTCATTCGTTACGGGCCAAATTTTTCATATCATCAAGAAAAACAATCTTGAAGATAAAAAAACATTTAAGTGCTGGTTTGCGGAGAATTGGATTTCATTCGTTGTAAACACAGTAATTGGACTTGGAGCACTCGAAGTGCTTATGACTCAGTTAACTAATGCGCCAATCAATATCACCGGTTGGATCGTCATTTTTTATACAGGATTAAATGCGGGAATTGCCTCAAATAGTATCGGTACGGATACTAAAGAGGGGCAAGTTCAGTTGAAAAATTATACCCAACAATTGCAGCAAAGGAGAAATGTAAAATGAGAGCAATGAAAGTTTTTGGCGCAACAATAATACTCGCAGTCATTATTGTTGGATTAGTTGGATTTATTACAGCCCAAACCAATATCTTTGTTCCGCCTGATGAAAGAGCGCGGATACAGAGAGTCATTGAGGAAATGGATTTTGAACCCACCGGAGATTGGACTTTCACAGGTTCGGTCACAGGTGCTGGAGGTGGTGGAGGTGGATCTTATGATTTGCCATTGAAAGATACTGGAGGAACAGTATCTATTGGTGAAATAAGCGGTTACGGGACGAAGTACGAAGTTCCAAGGATGAATGTTGTAGCTAACGCTATGGAATGGGAACAAGCCGTTTTTACCAATCAATTTGATGCCCCTCTCCAATACATAGCTCTGGCAGATGTGGTTAATATTGGCGGGTTGGGATCTTTTGGAGCTGTTGGACAAGTAATGAAAGTAAAAGCTGGAGGTACAGAATTAGAATGGGCTAATGATGACAACAGTACTTATACTTTTAGCGATGATTATCTTGATTTGACTGTAGCAGACGTAACTTTTGCCCAGCCAGCTAATATTGTAACTGTTGGGAAAAGTGGTGGTGTCGATTACAATACTATTCAAGGGGCAATTGATGCTATTACAGATAATGCTACAGATAAAAGATACACAGTTCTTGTTTATCCAGGCACTTATACTGAAAATATTGCCATGGAAGATTTTGTTTCTCTTCATGGTATAGGCAATAGAACCAATGCAATTATAGACGGAACTGTGACTTTTGCTTCTGACGCCGGAGATGAATCTGGTTTATTTAATTTAGGAATTAAGGAGACAGTTTCAGCTGATCTTTCTGGTCTTATTGTCTCTCCAAGTCAAGATCATTACATTCATAACTGTGTGGTCGTTCTTAATTCCACCACTAATGGTGTTCAAGCTACTATGTTTGATATCGATGCGGGAACTTTTAAAATTATAAATTGTGATATTACTTATAATTTTACAGGATCAACTGATTCTAATCAAGAATGGCAAAGATTTGCTGATGTTGAAAATAGTACAATAATGGATATTTATAATAATTTAATTGACATCGATATTGGAGATGAAGATGATTATGTAGTTGTATTTGACGAAGCTAATACAGCGGCATCAGAAATTCATTTCAGTGGTAATGAGATCCATCTTGATCTAAATCATGCCGGTTACGATGGAACCGCTTCAGTCTGTTATCTTCACGGTACAGGTTCGGAACATTCTATTGGATTTAATCATTTTCACATGACTTCTAATGGTGGTGCTGGGGATACTGGTTATATTTATTATTCCAACGATTTAGCTAATGGTACAATTAACTCTACCAGCAATAGAGCGATTGTGTCAGGATTCGATACAGGTCGGTTTTATTCTATTGCAGTTGGGGATGTTATAAATAGCCATGGAGACGAGGTCCAAACTTCAGACGCTTCAATTTGTAATGGTAGTTGTAATTACGCATCTTCATTTTCGGACGGGAATTTCAATGTAAGCGGTATATTAACAGCTGCACAGTATTCTGGTATTATGGGTTCAGGTGGATTGCCTGCTTATGGTGCTGTTGGTCAAGTAATGAAAGTCAAAGCTGGTGGCTCGCAATTAGAATGGGCCAACGATGACAACGACAATACTGTTTATATGGCCACAAGTCCATTAAATTTAGTCGGAACATCTTTTAATGTTGGTGGCCTATCTTCATATGGTGCTGTTGGTCAAGTAATGAAAGTTGCTGCGGGCGGATCAAGTCTCGAATGGGGAGCGGTAAGTGGTGGCCATGTAGCTGTAACAGATAGTTTACGTGGAACCAGTCTTGCTGATAGTTGCACTATTTATGTCCAACCTGGTCAATCTATTGCCAACGCTATTGCGGCAATTGATGATGAAGCTACTGATAAAAGATATACTGTAGTTTTAAGGAATGGCCGTCATACTATTTCCAGCGAATTGGTTATGGCTCAATATATTTCATTGAGAGGTGAAGATCGTTCTTCCACTTGGATTTATACTTCATCTGCTTTGGATCCAATGATCCGGCTTGCCAACAACACTACAATTTCTAATATGACAATTTACCACGATGGTGCAAATGGTGATGACCAAGCTATATTTGATACCAATGGGGCTGGAGTGACCAGTGCTTGGATTATTAATTGTGATTTGCGCCATGATAATACCAGTTGGGATGGTCAAATAGTTTCTTGTCAAACTGGTTCCATGACTGATTTTCGAATATTGAATTGTGAATTAAGAGGGGATGATGAAGTTAATCCTGAAGGAGAGGCGGTTTATATTGGTGTAACAGGAGATCCACAGAATCCGTGGATTATCAAAGATTGCCACTTTCAAGGTTGGGAAATTGGTATAAGACGATACAATCCTACAATTCAATACGGCTCTATTGTAGATAATTGTACCTTTCATAGATGCGTTAATCAAGCCTATTACACTCGAACAAGTTATAGTACCACCTTTTATGATTATATGAGTAATTGTGAATTTCAGGAAAATGGATCTGATATTCACATTTACAATGAATCGGGTGGAACATTCAATATGGAGTGTAATGGACTTGGAAATTTTGTTTATACAGAATCTGCCAGTACTAATAATGTCGTATTTCGCAATTATTTCGATAAAAATAGCTGGACTGATGAAAATGGTGTTATTAATACAACTGGGCCAGTAGTATACGTTCCTAATGCAGCTTCCAATGCTGGAACTTCTGTTTCCGATGATGGCGCTATTACAGTTACTGCTAAGTTAATGAGAGTTGTTGGAGCCGACGCTGATGCATTACTTGATACAGCTCCGGCTATCAATGATGGAGCATATGATGGTCAAATGGTAATTATCCAAGGAACAGCAGATGGCAATACAGTTACAATAGCAGATAATTGTAATACTGCTCTCGCAGGGGATGCCAGTTGTATACTTGGAGATGGACATGTTATTTGTCTTATCTGGGATTCTAATGATAGTAATTGGATTGAACAATATAGAAATACTACAAATTAATGAGGTGATAAAATGACTGTCGGGAATAAAGATCAAGCCTTTCGGCATGCTAAGACACCTGAACAGTTGCGTGCTGAGTTAGAGCCACCTGAAGAAATACTGGCACTTCGCAAGAATGTAAAAGATTTGCGCGGTAAAATGACGCAAATGCGGAGCGAATATGGTAGGGTGAAAGAATTGATCCAAGAAGCCGCTTATGAAATGCCTGTACACAAAGCCGCCGATAGATATTATACACCACCCAAAGGTGGCCGAAAAGTTGAATCTCCGTGTATGGTTGTACAACATCGTACCGATGATCATTATGGAGCGGTACAATTGCCGGAAGAAATCGAGTTTTTTGGCAATTACAGTCCTGACATTTTTAAAGAGCGGATTTTTGGCACTCTTGTACCGAAATTTGTGGATTGGATCGAAAACAAGAGAAAATCCTACATCATTGATGAATGTGTAATCATCGCAACAGGCGATATGATCTCTGGAGACATCCAGAGATTGTATGTAACCAATGCCTTCCCCTCTCCTGTGCAAGCTGTACAGGCTGGTCATTATTTCGGTGAATATGTGGCCAATCTTTCTCCCCATTTCAAAAAAATAAGAGTGGAATGGATCTGTGCTGACAATCATGGTCGCTTGACCACTCTACCTCAATCTCGTGAGGAAGGCTATAACTCTTGGAATTATGTTGTAGGAGAATTTGCCAAATCTTCTTTGCGTGATCACGATAATGTAGAATTTAACATCTATCCAATGTATCAAAAAGTGATAGATGTTGTTGGCTGGAAATATCTGTCGATGCACGGCCATCAGATAAAAGGTTGGGCTGGATTTCCTTATTATGGATTGGAACGAAAAGCCGCCCGTGAAGCCATTAAACGTATAAAATCAAGACATCAAATGTATAGATGGGAAGATTATCTGTTTGACAAAGTGTTGATAGGTCATTATCATGCTCCCCTTAATCATCCTGTTTATATGGTTGGTGGAAGTGTAAGTGGTACAGACGCTTATGATCATAAAGATGGGCGTCATGCCGGAGCCTCTCAAACTTCTTGGATGGTACACCCCAAGCACGGCGAGTTTGATTGGTTGGCATTTAATTTGATGGAGAGGGAGGCGCAGGATGTCACAATTCAGACTGAAGCTGCATAATTACAATCCAGAGAAAGCAGAAAGATTGTTAAAGCTGATTGAGTATATTCAGCAGCATCCAACAATCGGAAGGGATAGACTTATGAATGAGACAGGCGCGAATCAATCGGAAGCCAAAGCGGCATTGCAGGAATTCAAAGCATCCGCCGAAAAAGAAGACAAGCAAGGCCGATTTCGAAGAGCCATTGATGTTAACAAATTTCTTGAAGACAATGATCCCAAGCGGATATTAAGAAGGGGATTGAAAGAGATCAATGGCAAAATCATTATCGACAATGATTTTCGAATCGCTCTTGGTATTTCTTCAGATAATTGGAGATCATTGAGAGAAGCAGAAGAATTTCTCGATTATCAAATTACAATCAAACAGAAGAGGTATTGGGGTTGGCCAGAGGATTTGAAACGGCTCCAAGATTCTCTACAGATAATCTAAGGGATTGCCAGAATGGACACGGAAAAACGTAGACAAAGGGTCACTCTTTCCACCGAAATTCTCGATGTGTTAAGAGAAAGTCGAGATACTTATGTGGAATTCGGTGAACTTCAAGCAAGCAATAATCAAGAGCTTAAAGCCATTAACAATAAGTTAGGAGATATTAGAATTCAATTTGATAATGGTTTTAAGAAAGAGATTGTAAATGCTCTCAAAAAACATACACAAGAACATTGCGATATAATGTGTCAATTGATTGAGCAAAATAGCAAGTTGCTATTTTGGCGAATTATTGGTTCAATAACAGCAGTAGCAATAGTGTTAGCACTTGTCGTTCAACTTATACTTGCACTAAATGGCATACCTATTCAAGACTCGCCTGTCAATGTAGGAGGATTACAATGAAATATGGGATTCTTATTCTTTTATTGCTAATCAGTAGCTGTTATTGTTACGGCTCTGAATGGCAAGTTCCGGCTTTTAATGATTCGAGCCAATGGTTTTTCCCAGCAACCAAAGATACCATCAAGGTGCTTTGGTTGCAACCTATGGAGACTGATATAGGTAGTTACACCTTGTATTTTACGGAAATACCTGACACATTAGTTGCCGGAGATTCTCTTACATTTGCTCCAAAGTTTTCAGAATCTTGGTATGATTGGGAGACTGGTGTGTCTCACAATAGCCAATTGTATTGGGCCAAGATTATTGAAATCGAGCTGAATGTAAATAAGTTCATGGCCAATTTAACAGCAATTGATCATGATGGTAATGAAAGTCCACCGAGTGATCCTGTGTGGATGAATGTAAAGGCTACACCAGAAGATTATACACCAAGATCACTCACAATCATCATTTACAAATATAAACCGTAAAATGCCGCCGAAAAAAGACAATGATGAAAATGCCGAAGTAGCCTATTTAACAGGGCTTTCAAAAGCATTTAATCAGCCTAATGATTACAGAAAAACGGCTGATGGTGATATTATCACGAGTCATGCTGGTGTTGTGGACGCTGGGCTTGATTCTTATGATGATATTTGGAAAGTAAAGCCGCCATCTGTCACAACTTTTTTCGGCACATTTGATTCAGATCCAAAGGATGCTTGGTTTTATGAGCCTTTATATCCAATACAACAGGATTTTGTAGAAGAAATGATGGGAGAAAATCCTCTTGTATGGAATATTAAATATGATGAAGGTCACGCCTTTTGGGGGAAAGGTGGCGGTAAAGATCGAACGATTGCAAAAATGTTAATATATGTAATTGTGAAATTACTTTGTATGCATAATCCACAAAAGGGGTTGGAAAAATATGTTGGTGAAGGTACATTGGGACATGACTGTCCTATCGATATTGCTAATGTATCTAAAGATCAGATACAGGCTAAAGATGTGTTTTTCAAAAATTTTAAGGGAATACTTAAAAATGTACGAAATCCAGAAACAGGAAAAAATTTCTTTGTAGAGCAAGGTGTGGATATTCGAGAGGGACACGATGTACAAACTACAAATGTACAGTTCCCTCATAATATTGCTTGTCACTCCCTTAATAGTAAACAATACGCCGGAGAGGGTTTGACTTTGTTCCTTGTAGTTGCTGATGAGATTGGAGCATCTCCTACGATAAAGGTGCGGAGTCAATTAACAAGTATCAGAGAAACACTTGACTCTCGTTTTCCAAAAGTTGGGAAATTGATGTTGCTTTCTTTTAAATACGAGCTTAACTGTGCTATGAGTATCGAGTATAAACTTGGCTTGAAAGATAAAAGAGTGTATTCCTCCAAAGCTGCAACTTGGGAAGTCAATCCTAAGAAGCACAAAAAGAATTACAAGCGTCATTATGAGAGGAATCCAGAAAAAGCCAAGATGACATTCGAGTGTGAAGATCCAGCTGATGCTGGAGGTGGATATATAAAGCGAACATATATTATTCCGTGGAATTTAACTACCGAACAAAATCCTTTTATTGGAGAAACAATAACTACCAATTCTATTCTTTCGGTACAATTTAAAGAGTGGTTTTGGAATAAAATCGGAACCACACCTTGCGCTATTCATGTTGATTTAGCGAAAGGTGCTGTGGAAGAAGGTCAAGATTGTGCCGGGATTGCCATGAGCCATCCGGTACTATTAAACAGACGTATTCATCCCAAGATTTCAAGTTTTTTGGAATCTATGGGTTTTGAAATATCTGAATCCGATACTAAGGCACTTAAAAAAGGAATTGTGTTTGATTTTTATCTTCAATTAACGGCTCCACAAGGTGGAGAAATTCCTTTTGCTGATATTATTACATTTATAGCCGGATTGAAAACAAAAGGTGTAAATGTATTTAAGGTGACTTATGATGGTTGGCAAAGTGTCGGAGAAATTCAACGTATTAACAATCTTGGTATTTTAGCCGATAATCTATCCGTTGACAGAGATACAGGCCCATATGATACTTTAGTAGATTTATTGTATTTAGGGCTTGCTCGTGGATATTTTCATCCAATTCTTTTTCGTGAATTAAAAGAATTGGAGAAATTAGAAAATGGTAAGATTGATCACCCTGAAATGTCTTGGCAAAGATTGGAAGAAGAAGGATATGAACTTGGATCCAAAGACGTTTCAGATTCTGTTGCTGGTTCGTGTTTTACTTCAATAAAAGAAATTCCAATAACAAGTGGTATTGTATTCTAAGGAGGATGTTATGATACTCTCAACAGGAAAGTGTTACAAGTACAAAGATAAGTTGTATCATCTTGTCGGAGTGGATCCTGGTCCAAGAGATATTGGTTATCTCAAAGATCCAGCCGCCAAAGACAACCGAAAGTGGCATGTAAGGGTAAAGTTATCGCTGTTGGAGCCCATCGATGAAGACAAGTTGTCTCTTTATTTGAAAGAAAAACACTTGCGTCCAGTGATTATGGACAAAGAAGATGAGGCGGCTTGGAAGAAATATCTCGCCGAATTGAGAGGCGACAAGGACATCATAAATGAATTCTAAGGGGGAAATTACAATGAGGGAAAGCGCAATAGCAACTGCCGGAGATGTAATATCCGGGATTGTTGATAGGATTGATGCTGAAAAAAAGCATCCGCCCGGATGTCAATGTACAGAGTGCGTTGAAAGTATGTTTACTGGAAACATTGAACGCATCAAAGGCGGTAATGGGGATTTGGATGAAAATCAAGAGCTGCTTAAACAAAGCCTTGAAACAGACGAAAAAGAGAGGGAGTTGGCCAATAAAAAGGCAATTGAAGGAGAAGGCAACAATAAATTGGCCAATTTCTCTCATATTATGAATGTCATTCTTGTCTATTTTACGGCTTCTGGAATTATGATCGCCGGTTTAAGTATGCTCGTAACATTGATTATTAATCCAACAATCCAGACCAGTTTAGCTCATGCTGTAACTATGATTGTGTTAGGCATCATCAATGAGAGGATCAAATAATGAGTTTAGGATTTAACAAAGCGTTTACAATAGATGTTTCTACTGATCCTGCAACTCGAAAGGGCAAACTGGATAGCTCTGAGTTTTTACAGGGTGGTGCTGGAGTAGGTATTTATGGTGGTGGAAGAAGATTGGAAGGTGGAGATACTCCCAGCAAAGTGATGGTGACTGAGCTTGATTTTCCCACTATGGAAGCTATGTATCACGGAAACGTATGGGTACGTGCTTGCATTGATAAAATAGTGAGAAGAGCCACCGCCGTAAAGCCAATGTTACGTCCCATTCTTAGAAAGCCTACAGAAAAGCCTAATCGTGTACAAAGAAAGAGAATGGATCAAATCGAACAACTATTGGCTGTTCCAAACGATATGCAGGAATCCCACGAAAGCATCCTAAAGAAGATTTTTACAGATGTATTAATTTGGGATGCCGCTGGTTTGGAGCTGGTTGGAGACAATTCCGAAATAGATGAGATATATGCTGTAAGCGGTGATACAATTCGAAAGAATGTGGATGAAAGGGGGATTTTTCGAAGCCAAAGCAGAGCCTATATCCAAAAAGAGAATTATACGGGCAAAACAGTGGCTTCTTTTGCTGCTGACGAATTGTGTTACTTTATGCAATATCCAAGAGCAAAACGGGTGTACGGATTTTCTCCACTTGAATCTCTGCGTCAAACTGTAACATCTGAATTGTATGCCGCAGAATTCAATAAAAATCGATTCGTCAACGATGCCACGCCAAGATTTGCAATGATGTTCGAGAATCTTGGAATGGGACAAGGTGAACCGGCTATCAAAAGATTACGTCAATGGTGGGATCAAGAATTGAAAGGTAAACCCCACCGACCTATTCTTATTGGTTCCGAAAATGGTCAGATTAAATTCGAAAAAATTGGTCTGACCAATGAAGATATGCAATTCCAAGAATATTCTCGTTGGCTTCTTTCAAAGATTATGGCCGTTTATCACATGCAAGCCGCCGTTCTTGGAGTAATCGAAATAAATCAAGGTCGCATCAATGCATCTTATCAAGAGGAACAATTCAAAAAAGATGCTTTGCGCCCATTGTTACAGATGTATTCTAATCAATTTAACACTCTTCTCATCTGGTCAAATAGTAATTTAGGATATAACGATATTTATTTGACTTGGGAAGGATTAGATGCTCTGGATAGATTGGCGGAAGCCGAAATACACGAAATATATTTGCGATATGGAGTGTTTACCATTAATATGGTATTGAAAGAATTGGGTATGGAATCTGTTCCTTGGGGAGATGTTCCATACTTGCTTAATCAAATGCTCCCAATCGAAATGCATCCGGAAGAAAAGCGCGAAACAGAGCCGGGACGTAAGCCTGGTGAAAAGCCTGAGCTATCCGAAACAACTTATGTTGACGAGAACGGAAAGCTCAATGTGGAGAAATGGTTAAGAGCCGGATTGACGAAAGGTGGGCTTATTCCAACAGGTTTGGAACGAGTGGAGAAGAGTGAATTGAAAGAAGCCATTTCTCGAATCAAACGAAATAGACAACAAATAAGATCGGCTAAAGTCATTGATTTCACGGAGTTGGAATAAAACAACTCTAATAAGTTTGTAAAGTTGTCTTAGCTCTTTTAAATGTTATAAATTTTAATTATATTATAATCGTTATAAGTTAACTGCTCATAAGGGAACAAGGATGCCTTACAGTTATCCCAACAATATACCATCTTGGGCTAAGAATCTGCCAACAGGTGCTCAGAAAAAGGCAATTTCTGCTTTTAATTCTGTTTTAAGGGACAATGGAACAGAAGAAGAAGCAAGAATAGCCGCTTGGGCAAATGTTAGGCGCGATTATAAAAAGTCTGGTGGTAAATGGGTGAAGAAAACTTTTTCAATCCAGATTGATGACATCGTCACCTTGGACGAGTTGACAGATGACATCTTGGAGTTACCTGGTAAGTTACCCGTTGTCTGGATGAAATTGTTTAATGGCCTGGTTGAGAAACAAGTAAGTGTCCCCCTTGCGAGACAGAAGGTATGGGAAAGCATTAAAAAGTATGTGTATCAAACAAGGGATGGCAGTTGGAAATTCAAAAAACTGTTACCCGCCGAACGAATACTTTTTAATGACACGAACAAAGAGAGGGTTCCAAAGATGCTGATCTTTAAACAGTCAAATTCCAAAGATGGCCTCTTCAAAATGTTCATTCCTTTCCAAAAGGGTGTACAAACTGACCCCACTGGGAAAAAATTCTTGAAGGGCATCGCTTCTGGTAATTGGGTTGATCGAGAATCCGATCAGATCATGCCCACTTTTATCAAGAAAATGCACAGTGTGGCTATTGGAAAGCCTGTCTTTGTAGATCACAAAAGAGATCAGGATCACTTAATCGGAAGTGTTGTAAAGTCAGATGGTGATGATGACAAGTTCATTCCCACCACTGAACTTGAAGATGCTTTCGATAAGGAAAACCAAGAGGGCAACATACAAGTATCCACTCTCTTGAAAAGAATGGATAGGGGAATTAAATTTGCCTATTCCATTGGCGGTAGAATAACCAAAGCCGCAAAAGTTTGGCGCGAAGATTTGAAAAAATTTGTGCGTCAAATTTACGATGGAGAGTTGTACGAAGTAAGTGTTGTTCCTGTTGGCGCCCTTCCTGGTTCCGATGTAGTCATGTTTTCCAAAAATCTCACTGACGAAATGTTCGAAAAAGATGAGTTGGACGAGGAATTCGAACAACTTATGAAGAGTGCTGGTGTGGACATCTCTAAGATCGAAGGAGATGTGGAGGTTCCTGTCATTGGGAGAATGGAAGAAGATGATTACTTTTGGCTTGATTTTGATAAGGCTGTTGACGCTTTTTCCGATCTAAGTATGGATCAACCCAAAGTCGAGGATGTTGATGTAGATTCCTTGTCAAAAGAGTGTTTCATACTACAGAAGAGCAAAAGATTCCCTTACAAATTTAATGACAATGAAAGTGGGGAGAATCTGTTACATCTTGGATTGCTTGACAAGTCTTTCCAAGAAGCTCACGATCAAGCCAAACATGATTCAGAAGCCAAGCTGGCTTATGAGTTAATAAATGGTATCCGCAAGACTCTCGGCATCAAGGACAAATATTACAATTTCATCGATTTTCGGAAACTGTTGGTTGGCACAATCGGAGAAGCCATTGAGGCTCGTCAAGCAAGACAGAGGCTTTACGATGTGTTTGACGAATTCAACAGTTCTGTTTATCAAGTCATTTGGTCGGATGCATCTGTAGCCGAAAAGAAATCGGATATTGATGGATTGGCGGATCAATTGAAGAATGAGATTGATGAATTGTCGGTCGCTATGTCGCAAGAGGTTGTGGTTGCCATGAAATCGCTATCTGTTAAGGAGTAATTACAATGCCGAAGCAAAAGATTGCCGGTAAGAAGATCACCAAAACAGCAGACGAAGCCATCAACAAGATGCTGGAAAGTATCGCTGATGAGGCTTTGGGAAAGAGTGCCGATGATGGTGACGATGAGGAATATGTCACCATGGATCAGTTGGAAGAGTTCGGCAAGGGTCTGCTGAAACAGGTGCTTGATGGAACAAAAGAGAAATTCGATGGTATCGAAAAGACTCTGAAAGCCATCAAGGACAGCGTGACCGATCAAACCGATGGTGATGAAGAGGATGATGAAGAGGATGAGAAGATCAACAAGAAAGCCAAGAAGTCCAAGTCCAAGGACAAGAAGGAGCTGAACAAGTCCAAGGATGAAGACGATGAAGATGAGGATGAAGACGAGGATGATGAGGATTGGGATGAAAAGGACAAGTCCTCCAAGAAGATCAAGAAGTCCAAGGACAAGAACAAGTCCAAGGATGAGGATGATGAGGATGAAGACACAGCTATCGAAAAGGCTGTGGAGAAAGTTCTTACCAAGGCACTTGGAAAAGGCGTTTCCGGTCGCAAGAGCCATGTCGTTGTCGATGGAAAGTTGGTGAAGTCTGTTGACGGCGAAGTGCCTGAAAATGCTGTAACAATCGATGTTGATAACATCGATATGGAAGATTGGAACGCTCTGCCTGAAGAGACGAGGAACAAGATCGTTGCTCGTGAATTCAAAGAGCGAATGTTTGGTTCCAAATAATCTGGCTGCGGCCAGCACGGATATACTCGAACTGTGATGGAGGATGTAGTCATGCCGAAACTCGGAACTCTGACAGATGCTATTCAGAAGGCATTGACCACAACCGCTGGTAGTGGTGGTGACTTTCTGCCAACACCACTCGCGGCCACCTACATCGATCTTGTTCGGGATTTGACGGTTTTCCGTCAAGTGTTTCGTGTGATACCGATGCCCGGAAAGACTTTTGACTTTCCGAAAATTTTGAGTGGGCCGTCTGTGTATTACGAAAGCACAGAGCTTACTCAAGAGGCAATCGAAACCACAATGACCACAGGTACAGTCAGGCTAACGGCTCGTAAGTTCATGGCCCAATTGAAAGCGTCTGAGGAAATCTTTGAAGATTCCTCGCAAAACATGGACGCTATCATTCGGGAGCATTTTGCCCGCGCCATGGCCGAAGCTGAAGAGGAAACCTGCCTTGTTGGTGACAGAAGCCACACTGCGGCTTCTGGAACCGAAGCCGCAGCCACTGAAGCCAATTGGTACACTAAAGACCATAGGCTCGCGTGGAATGGAATCCTCACCCTCGCTGGGGACATTGTCGGAACACTTTCTGCCGGAAACCGCGCCGCCAATCGTGTTGATTCGTCTGGTGCTGGAATGTCCACTGCCCTCATTCGTCAGCTTCTGTACAATCTCGGAAAGTATGGTCGCCGGATGAGCGATATAGTGGTCTTTTGCAACCCCTGGTCGGTTAACCAGCTGTTGGACGATTCGAAACTGGTGACTCTTGACAAGTATGGCCCGAAAGCCACCATTTTCACCGGTGAGTTTGGGAAGCTGTACGGAAAGATCACGATGATCAACAGCGATTGGTGTACTGACGGCTATGCCGTTGGTACGCACAAATCTAATGTGGTTCTTGGTGATCGCCGGAAGATCAAGCTCAAGAGCGAGGAAATGATTGAATACGATGCAAGACGTTTCGTCATTTCCCAGCGTGCCGATATGGCATGTGAACACCAAGACGCATTGTGCCAAATCCACGACCTGGATCAGCCGAGCACATGGAGTTAATGTGCTGATGTAGTGATTCTGAAACTGATGGGCCTCTGTAAAGGGGCCCATCTTTCTTTTAACTGTTGAGGAAAGACATGAACAGACCAGAAGAAGGTGGTTTTATTTCGGGCAGTAAAAACATTATCAATGTAGGCCCGGAAGGAAAGAAAAAGGCGTATCCATCAGGAATCATTGATACAAAATCATTGGTGGTTCCGAACGAATCTGCTATTGATGGATCTAATATTTCTATTGGACAAGATGACACTCATTTTATGATTAAATTGTCCAAAGATTTTCTTGTGTCAGCCAGCAGAGAAGATGTTTTAAATTTAGTAAAAATGGCCTTATCCCCTATGTTTCTCTCCTTACCAAAAGATGATGCTATTCAAAAAGATATTGATGAAGAAAAGAAAAAACCAATTTCCGGCAAAGGAATTGCTATTTTTATGGACATGTTGTCACATTATACTGGCGGAAGATATAGTGTGGTACATCAAGGGGTGCTGCTCGCAGAAAATTTTGAAGTAACAATCGTAGCCAATCGAGAAATCCCATTTTTAAAAGATTTTAGGAACTATCCCGGCTATAACAATTTAAAAGTCGTAGTGGATTCTCAGTGGAGAATGAATGAACCTGAAAATCCTTATTTTCTTGTAATTGGATTGCCCGTAGACGCTGCCCAATATGCTTATGTTTATTGTCAAAAATGGAAAATTCCTTTTTTCTGCTATATGTTTGAAAGTCCCAATTATGTATCTGAATATCGATCTGGCCCTGATTCTACAGAGGATTTTTGGGCTAATTTTAAAAAAGTGATAGAGAAAGCAGATGTTCGTCTTTCTCCCAGTGAAATAAGCAGTAAATATTTACAAGATTGGATCAAATTGTATGATAATAGCTTTCATGTCGTATATCCTTGTATGAATACTCTCGTGGCAGATAAAGCCGCCGAAAGACCAATCAAAGAATACGATAAAGACCTTGTGTATGTTTCTCGAATGACTTCTTTTAAAAATCCATTGACTATCATTAAAGAGTTAGATCGAAGAAATTACAGCGGAACTTTACATATCATTGGAAAGATTTGGCAAGATAATGCTATTCCAGTCGATGCTTTCAAGAATGTTAAGATAAAAATACATGGTCAATTGGATGATTATGAAAAGTTTCGCATTATTGCTTCTTGCAAAGCATTGATTTTCCCAAGCAAATTCGAAGGTTTTGGTATGCCACCAATGGAGGCACTGTATTTTAATAAACCTGTAATTTGTTATCGATTGCCTGTATTGGAAGAGGTGTACGGAGACCACCTTGTTTATGTGGACGGAAATTATCGAACTTTTGTATCAAGAGTGTTCGAAGTATTAAAGAATTATCAATTATACATTCCAAATTGGAAGCCTCCATTTTCTTCTCCGGATGCTTGTAAGAGAAAATTGCTTAATATAATCCCCAAGCGAAAAATGCAAAAAGTATCTGTAGGAATTTTGGCTTTTAATTGTAATGATTATTTGCCATACGTTATAAAATCTTGTTATGACGAAGTGGATGAAATAGTCATTTGTGAAGGGCCAGTAAAAGGATTCGAATATGGTGCTACAGAAGAATATCACAGCTCCGATGGTACTTGGGAGTGGCTCACGGATGATACTGGTCTCGGAATTGAAGATCCAAAGAATAAAGTTAGAATTATAGCAAGAAATGATAAAAGAGCTTGGTATGATAAAATAGAAATGCAGAACGCTATTGCGGAACGAGTAACAGGAGATATTTATATCAAGATGGATTCCGATGAAGTTTGGGATCCAAGAACAATAAGGTCTGTTGTAGAATATATGATTATGAATAAAAATGTAGATATTATTCGAATGCCTTTTCTACATTTTTGGACATCTTTTGATAAAGTCGCTGTGGATGCTGGTGGTAAATGGGGAACTTGTCACCCACGAATATGGAGATGGCGCAGAAGTTTCCGACATCGTAAAACATTTAATGCTTTTCAAGATACTGCTCACGATAATAGAATGGTAGCAGAACCATTCTTTGTTGAGCATACTTGGGAGGCTGAAGAGGGTGTAATATTTCATTTTGGTTATGCGAGAAAATTATACTATGTGAATCAAAAATTGAGATATTATGCCGGAAGGCAAATAGAAAAAGTTGTAAAAACTGGTACATACGAGAATTGGAGAACACTTAAAGATTCTACCCAACCTACACAAAATGTTAGAAGTTGGGCTGTCAAATTTAATAAGGAATTGTTGCCTCCAATAATGAAGGAGCATCCTTATTACGAGATAGACGACATAAGGAAACTGGAAGATGAAGGATAAGATATATTACAACGAAATGAAACCGGATGGCGACAAAAATTTTGTGGATAAAAATGCCGAACCAGTTAAAAGCAAAATTTTTGTTCAAAACGAATGGGTTGTTTCTCCATCTTCTACAAGGGATGTAATTGAAAAATTTCAATCTGTTATGATAGGAACAAAAGTAAAAAGTTTGAGACAAGTAATGGAAGAAAATGATAATCCCGATATGCCCTTTCAGGGATGGAGAGTAAATGTGGTGACTTGGGCGGATGTCGATAGCCGCACATATATGTGTTGGGGAGATTATTGGGTAAAGAAACAAATGGAAAATCATTTAAAGAAAATGGGATGTGTACTTAATGTTGGTCTTGAAGAAGCTGATGTATCGATATACCTTTTTGGATCCCCTTTTAATTACCGACCTGTTAGACCCTATCAATACAATCCTCTTTCCTACAATGTAGTTTGGTTTTATAGCCATCCTGACAAGATGAATGTCACAGAATCTGCTAAATACGATTATTTGTTTTGTCTTTCGGAGCCTTATATCGAAAAAATAAAAAAACAACACTTTAATGTACACCCTGAACCACTGCTTTCTTGTACGGATTTTAAACAGCCAGATGTAATTAAATATGGTGAACATCGAGATATTGTTATGGTCGCTAATGCTCGTGGAGCCGGTGCTCCTTATGGGCGTCAAATTGTAAAATTGTTAACTAACATTAATTTAAAAGGATTGAAAGTAAGTGTTTGGGGGCATAAATGGAATGATAGTAAGAAATATCATAAATTTCCATCTAAATGGTATAAAGGTCAATATTGGGACTATAATCAGTTGCCGGAGCTTTATAGAGGGGCCAAAGCTGTTCTTATAGACGGTCACACTGACATGGAACGTGAAGGCTTTGTTCCTATGAAATTGTTTGATATATTCGCTTCTGGTGGATTACCTATCATACATAAAAATCCCGGTATAAAAAAGATATTTGGTGATTATGTTCTTCAATATCGTGACGAGGAATCTTTACATCAATGCATTACAATTCTTTCCAATAAAGAGAAGTGTTTAAGAATCATTAAAAGGGGGCAAAAGATTGCTTTGCAACATACATTTAAAGATCGAGTAAATACTATTATGAATACAATACGAGATAATGTAGTAAAATCTGATGCTCTAAGAGGGGATTCGAGAGCAATGATATTTAGAAGTTCGAAGACAAGTACTGTTAAAAGAACAGGCAAAATAGAATGGGTAGGAAATGTCGATTAAGCACGTAAAATATGAAGCCTTGATAATCACTTATAACAGATTGAAATATCTAACACAATGTATCGAATCTCTTAATAAACAATCTGTTAGAGTGATGATAAATGTGTGGGATAACGGTTCCGCTGATGGAACGAAAAAGTGGATTAAACAAAATATATCCAAATTGAATGGCGGAGATTTTTTTGATAATGGGAGAAATGTTGGAACAGCAGACGCGAGAAATATTGGTCTTTCGAGACTTCAATCAGATATTGTATTATTAACAGACGATGATATGTGGTATCCAAGAGATTTTATGGAAGCCGCTTATGGAGTGTTCGAAGTAAAAGACGATGCAGGTGTAGTTACCGCCTACAATCCTCATACAGAGGCTCGATATAAGAAAAAATTTCTTAAAATGAGAACACACGAAGCTGATATATATATGATTGATTTGATACAATCTTGTCCACCTGGATGTTGGGTTTGTGACAGAGAATTAATATTAAGTTGTGGAGGATTCTTTTTACCCAAAGGAAAGTTAATGGGTTATTCTTCAAGATTTTTGGTAAGAAGCATATATGGCGAGGGAAAGAAATTTTATGGTATTTATAAATACAAAGGAAAGCCGATGAAAGTGGAGCATATGGATACTCTTAGCAATAAAAGATCACATTTGTTATATTATAAGGATATAGGATATGTAGATTTTAGATTGAGACAGAAGTATGGAAGTAAATACAAAAGTAGAAAGAAATGATATGAGAATTTTATACGCAGGTACATTTACTGGTTTTTGGGTTTCAGATCACCATAGAGCAAATTCTTTCAAGAAGTATTTTGATAGAGTTGTTCAATTCGATTATCGCACTGTCGGCAAAGGTGATAATCTAAAGATGTGTTCTATTTTACACCAATCTATAGGAAGCCTTAATCCTCATGTTTTATTTGTAAACAAAGGTGAACAAATTATACCGAATACTTTACATAGAATTAAATTGAATTTTCCCAATACCTTTATTGTAGCCTTTAACGGTGATCAAAGGGGAAAGGCTTCAAATATGACCGCAGCATTGGGAAGGGTTGCAGATGGTATTCTTATAAACAACCAACACGAGCCTCAATGGAAAGAATATAAAGATATGGGGGTTAGAGCGATATATGAATATCATACAGCTTCTGATCCCTCTGTGTTTAAACCAATAAGAGGAATCGATAAAAAATTCGATATAGTTTTTGTCGGTGGAAATTATGGAGATAAGTTTCCGCTAAGTAAATTTAGATTAAATTGTATAAGAGAGTTGGCTAAGGATTTTAAAGTTGCTATTTCCGGCACAACTAATTGGAGAAATGTACCTGGTATTCATTTTCTTGGCCGCAATTATGATGTAAAATTTTCAGAAATTGCTGCACAAGCTCGATGTATACTTGGAGTAAATGCTTTCGATAATGTAAATCATTATACAAGCAATCGAACTTGGAATAGTATGGCTTGTGGAAGGCCATATGTTTGTCATTATTATCAAGGGGCTGAACATTTTTTTGATGATAAGAAAAACATATTGTTTTTTAGGAATATAGATGATTTAAAGCAAATTGTAAGTTGGATAAAAGCGAATGAGAAGCAAGCTGACCAGATTGGAGCGGCTGGAAGAAAATTGATTCAAACCCAACATACTTACGATCATAGAACTGAACAATTATTAAGGATATATGAACAATGGAAAAAATGATTGACTTTTTTGTACTTACTTATAATCGATTAAAATATCTTAACCAGTGTGTTCGATCTGTAGTAGATCAAACAGTTGATATTAGGATTAATGTGTGGAATAATGGGTCTACAGATGAAACTACCGAATGGTTAATTAACCATTCGGAATTGCTAAATAGGGGACTACTTTTCAACAGTCCCGTTAATTTGGGAGTTGCAGATGCTCGTAATGTCATGATCGATTTAATAGATGCTAATTGGATATTTATTAGTGATGATGATATGTGGTATGATACTAATTGTATGAAGTATAATTGGGAAATGTTACAAGCCTATGAAAATAAGTTTGGAAAATCTAAAATTGGTTTTGTTGGCTTGAACATGCCTTGGAGAAGAAGTAAATATGATGATGAAATATTTATTAAAAAAGTAAATGTTGATAAATTCGAAATACACGAAGTTAGAACAACTCCACCCAATGCTTGGCTTATTAATAAAAAGGCTCTTTTTAAAATGGGCGGGTTTAAATTGCCGCCAAATCGATTGATGGGATATACAGCTTTTCATTTGCCAAATCAGTTAAGACAAAATGGTTACAAGGTGATTAGACTCGATAAAGTGAATGGAAAATTATACAACGGTTGCGAACATACTGATAATATAGGTCACGAAAAAGGATTTAGAGATCATTACGAGGAATACAATGAGTGGAGATCCAAAGAAAAAAGATTGCCCACTGCCTGATGCTGTAGAGTTAAAAAATCTTGCAAAAAGGTATAAAACAGATAAAGTCAGGCATGGATTTATACCAATTTATTCCAGTTATTTAAAGTCATTCCGTCAAAAGGCTAAATTTGTAATTGAAATTGGAATAAAATATGGTGCCTCTTTAAAGATGTGGCACGATTATTTCCCTAAAGCCACTATCGTAGGCATTGATAATATGGTAAAACACGATCCATCTATTTGGGCTAAATCAGAATTTGAATCAAGAGTGATTGTTTGGAAAGCAGATCAATCAAATCCAAAAGACTTGAGCCGGTTTATTTATCAATCTCAAGGGATGATGGGAAAGGTTGATCTGATTGTTGATGATGGTAGCCACAAGATGTACGATCAACAGCTAACGCTGGCTAAATTGTTTGTAATGCTAAGGCCAGGCGGAATATATGTAATAGAGGATTTGGATACATCTTTGGCAGGTGGTCCAAAAAATAAATTTGGGATAATAAAAGATGACCAAGATACCACATTACGTGTACTTGAAAGGGCCAGAATTAAAAAGAAGATACAAGTTACATCTCGTCACTTGGCTAATTTGGAAGTTAATAGGATTTATCTTTGTAAGCATATTGCTGGTATTGACATTTATCGCTTACATGATTGCAGGAATATTATTGCTTTTATTAGGAAAATCAAATGAATCTTGAAGAAATTACAACAGCCGTTATTACCTATAACAGACCACTTTGTGTAGGCAATTTTTTAAAATCCGCTCGCAAGCATCTTGACGATATGCCAGTGTTGGTAATAGATGGTTCGAGCGAGATAGGTGATGGATGTATTACTTTCGATTCCGCAATATTTACACATAATAGACCATTATCAATCAATCTCAATAACGCTATCTTGTTCTCTCGAACAAGATATGTAATGATTTGCAATGACGATATTTATTTCAAAGATGGAATCATGCCTTTTTTGTTTAAGTTAAACGGGGCAGGATTGCATATCTTGAGCAATTGGAGCTGTTTTGTAATAGATAAAGCAATTATTCCTACAGTTGGTTGGTTTGATCCAAGATTAGAGTCAGCAGGATACGATGGGAAAGATTACGGTTCCAGAATGAAAATCTGTGGAATCGAAATGAAAAGGTATGATTGTAGAGAGTTTATACATCACGATCAGTATACAAGAAGGAAACATTATAAATCAGTAAGATGGAATTATCGTCAATCTTTTGATTTTTTTAGAAAAAAGTGGGATGTAGTAAATAGTAAAACTACTGTGAATAGTAAAACTACTGTGAATTTAAAAAAGTTAAGTGGTGCTAAGTTGAAGCAGATGAAGAAAATGGATGATCCTGATTGGTATCCTTATTATACAGAATTATACAGGAAAGGTATCTGGTCAGATGAAATCTAATGCAGAACTTACAGTTGCACTGGCCTTGTTCAAGGGAAAAGAGATTTCCTGGCTTGGTATGGAATCTTTATGTAATCAAGTTACAATTCCTGCTTCTTGGGAATTGCTGATAGCAGAAGAACAGTGCTCTGGAAGAACAGGAGCTGATGAAATCTTAAAATATCACAAGCGATTAAGGGAAATTGGTTGTGAAAGAATTGAATATTATCCCCTTACGAAAACTATGGGATTGGTAAATAAGTTTGTATTTTTAGCCAGTAACGCTGCAGAGACTTCAAAAATGTTTTTACTTTGGGCACAGGATGATTATTATGTGTCTACAAGGATAAGAGAAACTTATGATGCTATGATGTCTTATCCTTATCATATGTATACAAGAGATAACAATTTCGATTATAGTTTTGCAACAGGAAATTTAACTTACAGACATTATAACAATAGGATTTTCAGACCTTACATTGAATTGGCTTATCGTCCACACGCTTTAAAAAGAATTATTTTAACAGGCGATGCAAGGCGGAGAAGTCATTCAGATATGACTCTGTTTAAATTGTATCAAGAAGTCGTCAAGAAGAAAAAGATTACAAGATTTATAAACACATTGCCCAATAATTCTGTTTATACTACAGGATTTAATTATTATAACAAGCCAAGAATTAAAAAATTGAAGCCAAGTAAAATGTTTCAATATACAGAAGCTATATTGGAAGATGTTGTACCTGTAGATATAGCTATGAGACTTAGAGAATTAAAAAAGGTGTATGATGAAAGAACGCAAAAATATCAACACTGAAACTTATTGGGACGGAAAGTATTCCAGAAATTATTGGAGTAATCCCAATAATTTGGTAAAAGGTGCACACAAGCCTCTTTATGAAAAAGTTGTAGACATAATATTCGAGGTGCGTCATGATTATATTGTGGACTTGGGGGCCGGAATTGGTCCAGTCCCATTTTTACTATCAAAACGGGGTTTTGATTTTAATAAAAGAATATACATATGCGTGGATCAGTCAACCGTTGGACTTGATAGGGCTAAAAAATTCAGTCCCTCAGTGAAAGTATTGCCCGCCAAAGTTGATGAGCCTATTACTCAGCTTGAGAAAAGCAAAGCTGATCTTGTAATATGTTGCGAAGTGCTTGAACATTTAACCAATCCAATAAATGCTTTAAAAAATGCTTATGAACTTGTGAGCGATACAGGATTGGTTGTAGTTTCTGTTCCTCACGGAATAAGCAAGCATCAAGAACACGTACACTGGAGCATAAGGCAGGATTTGTTGGAGCGTTTTCATGAAGCGGTTGGGCTCAATGTTTATGGGGTTACAATCGCAGATCGCTGGCGAGTTGTAAAAAGCAGAAGAATGTGGAGGAAGAAAAATGTCGAGCATCCAACAGTTCAGAAAGCCGATCTTTGTATTTCAGACTAAGATCGAAAAAGATAAAGTATTGGCTACAATATCTGATTCAATTGATAAAGGTTGGATTGGACTCGGTAAGGTAACTGAAGCGTTCGAGCGAGAATTTGCTGAATATGTTGGAGCAAAGTATGCGGTTGGTTTGAATAGTGCCACAGCTGGACTCCATCTTGCTCTTATTTTAGCCGGAGTAAAAAAACACCAGCAGGTTATAACTACACCAATGACTTTTGTTTCAACCAATGCTGCTATTCTTTATGTAGACGCGAATCCCTTTTTTGTAGATGTTGGTGAATATTTACATATAAAAATCGATGATATACTTAATCCCGAAATAAGTCCAAACAGTGCTAAAGCTATAATGTTAGTACATTTCGGCGGGATTCCTATTGAAAAGAAAAAAATTATACAGCTTCAGAATAATTGTCCCCATACAGCTATTATACAAGATTGCGCTCATGCTACAGGGGCGAAATTTGAAGATGGATCGATGGTAGGAAGTTTTGGAGATTATAACATCTTTTCGTTCCATGCTGTAAAAAATTTACCATCACCTGATGGCGGAATGTTGGTAACTAACGATGCATCTATTGCCGCAGAAGCAAAAAAGTTGAGGTGGATGGGTATCGATAAAGATACGGCTTCAAGAACGCACCATCTACACAACGTTGGATATAGCTGGTATTATAATGTTGGGAAGCTCGGATATAAATATCACATGAACGATATAACTGCTGCATTTGGATTAGCTGGACTCGATACAATCAATAGAGATAATGACCGGCGCGGAGAAATTCGACAGGCTTATTATGACAAAATAGACAAAAATTATGCCAAGTTGGTAATGGCAGATACTAATGTAAAGTCTGCTAATCATATGGCTACATTAATACTAAGACAAGGTATTGATCGAAATACTCTTATCCAACGATTGAAAGATAATTGGAATATTCATCCTGGAGTACATTATACTCCAAATAATTATTTTGAGCCGTTTTCTAATTATCCAGGCGGAACTATAATGGCTTGGAACGTATATAAACAGATTGTGACTTTGCCTTGTCATCTCGAAATGACCGATGAAGATGTGGCAAGAGTTATAACGGCGGTAAACTCTGAGATAGATAGAATATTAGAAAAATCACTACAATGAAACCAATCATATTTGCTCTCTAAGAGCAAATTACCTTAAATTCATAGTAGGATACAGGAGGAAAATATGTCTACAATAAGAGGATTTTCGTTGGTGGAGCCGCCGAAGGCGGAGAGCTTCATAAAATATGTACACCACGGCATTAATATGTGGGTACGTAATGCCTTGAAAGGAAAGCATCGGTTGGTGTGTTGTTGCTATCATTGTGATAAATTTCATCCAGGCAAGGAGAACAATTGTCCAATAGCTCAAGCTCTTTATGAGTTTGATGTGGATAATAGTGTAACAACTCCTGTTTGGGAGTGCGAAGGTTTCGAATTTACCGATACGCCTGATGTGGAGGAAACAAAATGAGTAATTGTAAATACGACATCGTTCTGGTTCCTGTAAACAAAGATGTAGCTGGAGATTCTCAGTTTATTTACAACGTCAGGAACCATCCGGCCATCCGGAAAAATCTCATCAACGAAAGTGAAATTCCAATCTCGAAACACAATCAGTATTGGAGTAAACTCATTCTCTCCAATGACGTTGTGCTCTATAAAATCGAAATGATGGATCCGATTACTCATCAATTCATCTCGGTTGGATATTGTGATACTAAAGTAATCGGTGATGAGATGGAATTCGGTTGGAAGATTTTACCGGATTATCAAGGTCTTGGACTTGGCCGGAAAGCCGTTGAAGCTCTGCTCAACGCCAATGAAGGCTATATTCAGATCAAAGGCTTAACACCATCTTTGACAGTATTCGATGATAATTTTCCAGCCATTAAGTTATATCAATCTTTTGGTTTTGAAACAGTAGATCAAAAGAAATTGAAGAGACTTGATGGTACAATTCGTGTCCTTTTGAAGATGAAACTCACCTCTAATTAGAAAAGGATATTGGATATAATATAGTAAATTTGTAAAATATTTATTATATTATTCTTAGAGTAAACTTGAGGAACAAAAATGGCAACTGGAGAATTAACAGCTTCTTATATCGATTGGGAAGATGCTTGTTATATGGTCGGGGCCGATCCTACGGCCATAGACAATATTAAGGATCCAATCATTCAATGGGTTGAAACGCTCGGTATTGAGTTGGAGCTTGGAAGAGACATCTCTACGGCATTTCAGGAAAATACTGTTAGCTCAAGTGATCCAGAGCTTCACAGTATTGAGCGCGATGATCAGGATACCCTTATAGCCAAGCATTTTCCTATCATAAGTGTAACTCGCCTGCGAGATAATATTCAAGCAAGCAATTCCAACAACATATTAACTCTAACGGAACATACTAATTTCGAGATCGAAAAAGAAACTGGACTCATAAGGCTCACAGGCGAGTTACAAGACAGCAACCTGATGAAGAAAATCGAGTTCTTCACACAGGGTTATAATACAGTGGATCTGTGTTACGTGTGGGGATTTACTTCAATTCCAAACGATGTAAAGGCTTTCGCTAATTTGATGGCTGCTGCTTTGTTGAGACAATACGATAAAATGGTAGCCAGTGGAGAATCTGCTGGATTGAAGCGATTACAGATGGGCGATTATGAAGAAGAAGTGGGAGATATGTACAAGAACGCACAGAACGAGTTTATGGCATCTGTAAAGTTGTCTTCATATCGGTTAAAGAGTAAATACGGAAATTATGTTTGATGTCGATAGATGAATCAAAACTGCCTCAATCGGTGACTATATCTGAACCATCATCTTCACTCGATGCTTATGGTAATCCAGATGGAACGCTGGCTGTTATTAATTCGAGCGTTCCTTGTCGGATAACAAGAAATAAACATTACAATGCAGAAGCGGGAAGTGAAGCGGGATTTTTGAGTCGATCAACGCATTTGATTTTTATGAATCATACTTATAACAGCATTACTAATACTGTAAAGACTGGTTTTCAAATATCTACTGGATCTGACATCTATATAGTTCAATTTGTAGACGATGCTCCCGGTGGAGTTGAAGATCATCATCAACAAATATATTGTACTAAGCAGGTAAAAGATTAATGCCAAGACCAGTAAGGATAACAGGAGCAAAAGGGCGGAGAGCCACTGGGGCATTGGTAAAAGCTCCTGGTCGAGCACCTGCGGCTTTCAGAGGAAAGAAACTTACACCTCCGAAAATACAAATAGTTGTACACGGAGCGAAACAAGCAGAAAAAGTTTTTAAATTAATCAATAAAGCCTCTAAATCCTGGACACAAAAAGGTGTAGAGGCGACCCTGAAGATGTTCCTTAAACAAGCTCAAGCGAATGTACTTTCTAATCCTCAATTAAGAGCTTATGACAAGGGCAATCTTTACAAGGATTTAAAGTATAAAATTGAAGTTGTAAAAGATGGATTTGTACAAGGTTCTGCTGGAAACTGGGGTGAACAAGCAACGGGCGGTACAAATCCAGCTTATGTGACTTATCATATATATGTACACGAAGGCACAAGAAAAATGCCTAAAAGACCTTATCTACATTATGCCTATTTATGGAAAGTAAATCTTGCAATAAAACATCTGGAGAAAAGCATTCAAAAGGATGCTATCGAAGGATCAGCACCAAGAATTGGAATAGCGAATAGGCTCGCAAGATGAGTGTATCATACGATTTAGAATTAGTCAAAGCGATTAAGGCTTTATTTGTTGCCGATAATGTTGATCCAGACGCATCAAATAATGAGCTATGTATACACTCATTTGTTGCTGATAGAATCGTCCAAGGTGATGTGCCGCTTCAAGATGTCGATCTGCCGCAAATTTCTATATCTGTTACAGTTGGACCAGGTGTAGAAGAAGGTTTACCGGCAGAGCACGCAATGATGGACATCAAAGCTTGGTATCCACGTACCACTGCTGGTGCTTCTTTATCTGTTTCAAGATGCGGAGCAAGAATAAGAGGATTGTTGGATCACAAGCCTCAAGTGGTTTTTCAATACAATTCTGCTTTGCATTGCTATTTACTTGATCGGATAGATGGAAGTAAGTACTTGGGTGAGGAAGAAGAGTGTTACGTGTACCAAAATCTCTTTGATGTCGTCATGGAAAGGTCATTCTCTTAATCATGATCATAGGAGAATAACATGTCAGTCCAATTCGGATTGGCCATCATGCGCTTGGATTCTGTGACTCTGGGTTATATGCAGGGTGTGTCGCTCGATTTTAATTTCGAGCAAGCACTGTTGTATAGCGGGTCTCAGATTTTCCCTGTAGACGTTCGAGTTCACACTGGAAGCATTGCTGGTAATGCTGAATTTGCGGATTTGAACGCCTTGGGAATTCACAAGCTAATTGGCGGCACAAGATCCAGCTATGGCGTTATCACTCTGACATCCACTTCATATCCCGGCACGTGGGAATGTTTGTTACACATGACCACGGATAACAAGACGTTCCGTATCGTGTTGGAGAAATGCAGGAGTACCAAGTTGAGTTTCGCTTGGGCAAGGGATGCTCACATTATTCCCAACTTCGATTTTCAAGCGTTCGATGATGGCTCCGGTAACATTGGAACCATCACGCTTGAGGATGTTTCGTGATGATTGCCTCCTGCTAAGGTGAGGATGGGCGATGAAGCTCGGTTAATGGTCTGGCCTTGTGGATTCGCCCATCTTATTTTATCTCGTCAAATCAGACCACGTTGAGAGGGACATTATGTTAAAGAAAGATGATTTTGAAGAGTTGGAAGCCATTGTTGGCGAAACCAAAAAAGTCAAAGTAAGAGGGAAAATTTGGAAGATCACGGCATGTCCACTGTCTGATATTCCGACATTACAGAAATTGATCCGGCAATTTGAAAGTCTCAACAATGAAGAAGTCATTATGGAAAGGGGACGTGTTCTAATGGCGGAAATCATTTGGCATGGTATAAAAGAGGAACACTCCAAGGAAGTTGAGAAAGAAAAGGTAATGGATCATTTCACATTAGGAGCTTTTCCAGTAATTCTTAACATTATGCTGGATCTGAATGATTTTTTATCAGGCATGCGGGAAGTGAGGAATCTGGGCCAAGCCGGAGCGAATCTCGCCGCTCCAAGCGGAAGTTTGGAATCAATGTTGCCGATGGAAAAATCAAGGGCCAACCGTGGCGCGAACTCAAAGAAGAAGAAATAAGAAATCTAACAGAGCGCCAACAGATAAAGTATGAGGTGTTAAGAGCACAACATCGAGCAAGTGAAGTAAGAAAGGCGATACCAAGCAGTGAAAGAATAAGTTACAAACGATTGTTTTATGTTCTGGCTACCGAATGTGGCTGGACCATTGATTATATAGCAGGTCTTAAATCTAAACAAATAAGATTGTTTTGGGAAGGAAGGAAAGATCATTTTGAATCGTTGGAGAAGTCCAAAGGTGAAGTAGAAACAAGGAAATCTAATTTAAGCAACCAACTACAGTCGGCTTCTGGTGGAAAATTTAAAAAACCATTTCCGAAGTCACGGGCCATGGCTGTACCGCCAACTCCTGATATAACAGATACGAAAGATATGTTAAGATCGGGAATGTTTAAGGTCGGTGACATGAGGAAGAAGAAAAATGGCTAAGAAACGATACACAGTTGCCGAATTAGTTGTAACAGTCAAAGGCGATGTAACAAGCCTTGTCAATGAACTTGACAAGGGTGTCTCCGATATAAAGAAATTTTCAGGAGACATGACCCGCGTTAATCGTGATTTGGTTAAGGTTGGTGCGGGAATGACAGTTGCTGCCGGAGCTATTATCGGGGCCGGAGCCGCAGCTGTTAAAGTGTTTGCTGATTTGGAACAATCGATAGCGAACACTGCCTCAGTTACCGGCGATACATCAAGAGGTCTGAAGGAACTTGAAGCCTTTGCTCGTAAGATGGGCCGTACAACTATTTATACGGCTACACAAGCGGGCGAGGCTATGTATTATCTTGCCTCTGCTGGTTATAATGCTCAACAGATTTTTGATGGTTTAGAGGGCATCCTTGCTCTTGCCGCCGCTACACAATTCGATCTTGCCGAAACGACCGCCACAGTAGTTTCTACATTACGTGCTTTTAATATGGAGGCTTCAGAAGCCTCAAGGGTGGCCAACGTATTTGCCGCCGCTATATCTTCATCTCAGGCGACAATGTTTAAATTGTCGGAGTCTATGAAATACGTGGCTCCAGTTTTCGCCAGCTTAGATTGGAATATCGAATCTACAGTTGCTGCCTTATCTAAATTGTATGACAGTGGTCTCGAAGCCTCTATGTCAGGTACACAATTGCGTATGGCCATGACAAGGCTTCAAAAGCCTACCAGAGCCGCCCGTCAAGCCATTTCCGATCTTGGTGTAAAATTTAATGATTTGGATCCAGCCGCCAATAGTCTTGTTGACATTATATGGGCACTGGAAGAAGCCAACGCCGGAGCCGCCGAAAAAGGAAGGCTCATGTCAGAGATTTTCGGTGTTCGTTCTAAGAACGCAATGACTATCCTTGTAAGGACTGGAAGTTCTGCGCTTGCCGAAATGGTAGACAATATTACAAATACTACCAAAGCCGCTGATATGCAGCAACGTCAGATTGATACGTTGAAAGGTACTTGGAGGCTGATGACATCAGCATTACAAGAAACATCTATTATTATCGGAACCAATTTGGAACCGGCTCTTAAAGCCATAATGGAGTCGATACGTCAATTGAATCTTTCGTTCAGTGCTTTACCCGATTTTGTTAAAACGATAATTGTAGGATTTACAGCACTTTCGGCTGTATTTTTAGCTGTGGGCGGGGCAGTTACTATGATTGTTGGTAACTTACCAAGATTAATTGAAGGGTTGACTTTATTGAGAGCTGTGGCCGCAGGATTAGGATGGCAAATATCAGCGGTAACTGTTGGTATTATGGCATTGTTGGCTGCTTTCGGATATTTGGCTTCTGCTCAAGAGAGGCAAAAGCGGCTGTTTGAAGAGAACATTTTGGAAATGAAGAATGCTATCAATTTGCGGAGAAAAGAAGAAAAAGCTATTGTTAATTCTGTAAAACAGTTAGAAAAATTGGTAGATGTACAAGAGGATAATAAAACGCTCTATGGACAGCAACAAAGAGCTATCAATAGGCTTAACAGTGTCGTACCTGGTCTTGTAGATAAAAATAAAAGTCTTGCGGAACAAATGGACAAGCTAAAAGACGCAGCAAATGAAGCCGAAAAAGAAGTTGAGGAATTGGGAGATCAATTGGAACGTGTGGAGGGTATTAAATTAAAGCGCACACTTTCTGAAAACAGAGAAGAAATAAAGAAATTGGAAGAGGATTTAAGAACTGGTGCAGGGTTGAAAGATTGGGTAAATGATGCTAAAGAATTCAAGTTAGAATCTTCTATGGTTCCGAAGGATTGGGATCATTTACAGAAAACAATGAATGGCGTATCCAAAGGTGCTTTCAAGAACATATTGGAAAATTCGAAATCTATATCTATACTTAATAGAGGTATTGGTGTAGACGTATCGAAATACAGAGATAATATGGAAAAAATTGCTTATGACGGTACAACTTATACTAATTTATTGGAGTATCAAGATCGGCTTTCAGATACAAGATTGGATGCTCAACAGAAATTTTTTGAACTCCAAGATAAACTTAACAATAGAAGCGAAAGCATGACATCTTATGAAGCCGAGCAACTTGTGCTTCTACAAAGAGAATATGCGATATTAAAAATGATGGACGATGTTACTGCTGAAACTGTAAATAAAGTCGATACAATAAGGCAATTGAGACAAGAAAACAAAGAAATAGAAGAAGGAACAAAACCAACTGAAGAAGTTGATGGTGAAGGTGGAGAGGATGAAAAATTGGCGAGACAACGAGAAGCATTGGAATTGGAGATTGCTGCTTATGGAGCCAAGAACAGGAGAGAAGTCAGAGAAAAGGAGCTTAAAAAATGGGAAAATACAATGAGGAATCGTCTTCATGAGCTTCAAATGGACGAAACTGAACTGAATAGAGTGGTGGCTATTAAAAAGAAAGAAATTGAAAGAGAAGCGGCTATTGATATAGCCACATACGAAAAAATGGTAATGATGAAAACCAGCAAAGATATATTTCAATCAAAGATAGCTGAATTAGATATATGGGTGGAACAAGCTGTTGAAAGAGGAAGGGAAGTTGGTTTAAGCGAGGCGGAATCTCGTATCAATGCTGAAAAAGCCTATGCTGCTGAAAAATTAAGAATTGAAAGAGATATTAATCAAGCAATCGAAAAAATGTCAAAAGATGTAAGTCTCGAATTACAAGAGGCAAGACTTGACAGTATTCGTAATACACAAGAGAGAGCTATAGCAGAGGAACAGTTAAAATATAATCAGGAAATAGCCAGTGCTAAATATGCTCTCAATGAAGAAACAAAAGCTGTTGAACAAGGATTAATAACCAAAGAGCAAGTCCAACAGAATTATAGAAGTAGGATGGAGGCGGCTGAAGCGTCTCATACGGAAAGATTGAGACAATTGAATTATGATTATACAATGCAAGTGGAAAATGATCGTGCTACTTTGGCGGCGAGAATTAAAGAGATACAAGCCAAAACAGATACAAGCTCTCTTTACCAAAGAGACATCGAAATGTTAAGAGCCGCTAATATTGAAAAACTTAACAGTGTAGATCAATATTATGCTCAATTAATGGAGAAATATGTTGGAGACGAAGAAACAATAATTGATCTTGAAAAGAAACACAATGCTGAAAGAGAAGCCGCCAAAGATGAACTTAATGATAACATATTAGCTTTGCAAGTTGAATATGAAGTAAGGCGGCTTGAGATCGAGCTTGCTGGATTGGATAAAGACGATAGGATGTACAAAAAGAGATTGGAGCAACATAAAGAATTTTTAGAAAATAAATTGGAACAAATGAAAACTTACGGTGAAGGTAGAGAGGAAGTGGAAGAGGAATTAAATGCCACAGAAGAAGATTTGGAAGATCAAAGGAAAAGACGTGAAAAGAGAATCGAAAAACACGCCGCAAAGACATTTGAGCTTATTGAAAAGGCGGCTGTAGCTTCTTCTGTTGGTCAAGCGGATGCTTGGAGAGAAGCGGCAAAAGAATATATCGCCCTACAGGCAGCATCACTCAAAGGTGAGATTATATTAAAACTTGCCAAAGATACTGCTTCTTTTAATTGGTTTGGCGTAGCTAAGTGGACAGCTGCTTACGCCGCTGTAACTGCTGCTGAACATGCTGCTTATGCTTTATTGGGTAAAAGACAAAGACCAACTGCAGCTTATGGTGGAGAAATAGAAAGTGGTGGAGAGGCTTGGGTACACCCTGGAGAATGGATATTTCCAAGAGGTGTTGTAAATGAATTGAAGGGGGCAAATATAACAAGAAAGCCATGGCATGAATATCGCAATACTATGGCTGAAGGATTGAATTTACCAATATCTTCTAATCCTATGGCTAATGCAGGAGCAGTTGGTGGAACAAATGAAGTTATAAAACAACAAGAAAGAACTGTTAATATTAAATTCGAAATAGACGCCAATGGTGCCATAATAACTCCTGCTAATGTGGATGAACAAGATGCTTTTTATGAGAGAATAATAAAGCCAGCAGAAGAAAGATTTAAAGAAGCCATTGGTGAAATGGAAGATAATTCTCAACACGGCGATCCTATTGGTTATTTGGATAGTTTTCACAGTCTTATAGTTAAAAAACTTTGAGGAAATAATGCAAACAGTAAGCGATGAATCATTAGTCCAACAAGAGAATCAAGTAACTCCTGTTCACCACGCAGATTGTTACGCTTATAAGCAATGGGTTGGATATATTACGGATACAGCTGCCGGATCAATAACTGTGCTCGGTGATGCTACCAGTTTTGTATCAACAGGAGATGAAATTATAATAAGTAGTTCCAATCTTAACATAGATTATGAAGTTGAATCTGTATCTTATAATGAGACCACAGGTGAGACTACAATTACTTGTGATGGATTGGGAGATTTAGGTGTTAATATTCCGAATGGTGACTATTTTTATTTAAAAAAAGATTTAACAGAATATTTAATCAACGATGGAATAGGTGATATTCGAAAAGAATTTGAATCAAAAACATTTGGTACATTAAGACCCTGGCAAGTAAATCTTCAGTTTATTGATGATGGATATGATTATCTTTTGACTGGAACGAGATTAAGTCCACAATTCTTTTTTAAAGACGTATATACATCAACTGTAATTAGTGCTACTGATGTCGGGAATTTTACCCAAATCGATCTTAACGAACATACTTATGAATTGTTTAATACAAATCTATTAAAACAATATGAAATAAGGATATTGAATGGTAAGGCTCGTAATCAAAAAGCAAAAATATGTAAAGTGTCTGCAATATTTAAGAGAATTTGGGTATATGGTAATTTTGGAGATACTATCAAGGAAGGTGATAGTATCTCTATCAATATGCAAAATAAATTTATGTTTAAAATTAGATTTGGTATGAAAGGATTTCCATCAGATCGATTAAACATATTTTTTGGTATGGCTTATCCAAAAACCATTACAAGAGCGAATAGAAGAGTTGATGTAATAGCATATAGTTTCGTGAAAGATTGGGAAGCCAGATATGCTTGGCAAGTATCACGTGAAACCAATAGATTTGCTAAAATTCCTGGAATTAAAGTATATTCTTACGATACCAATTTAAAATCTTATGGAGAAGAAAGACTTGTTAAAGTGAAATATAAATTTCCAGATGGATCATTGCAAGGTGTTACAGGGGTAAGTATTAAAGAGGCTTCTGTTGACGTTGGAACGAAAGCAAGATTGTTAAGGTTCAAAAGGCCAAATTATTTACAATGGGATGGTGGAAGTTGGACACAAAAGGCATCTGAAGCAGATGCTCAAACTCTTACAGCATCTGATAGTTCTACCATAACTGTAGACGTAAGGCCATCAGATTATCCACCAATAGATACAGAAGAAATTATATTTTTTGACGCACAATCGAGAATGGATGTAAAGGTGCTTGATCAAGGGCCGGCTGGAATAAAAATCGATGATGGAGAAGTTGTACCATTATATTCCAAATTATTTAGAATATGGGTTGATGAGAGTTATACAGCTGGAACGATCGCAGATCAAGTCGATATGACTGATAGAGCAAATAGTAGTCCCATAGAAGTAATTCCGGATGTTAATGCTAATGTAGCAATATATTTCGGATTAACAGAAAGATTTGGTGCAATAGAAATAAAAGGATTGCGCCAACTTGGAAATGCGATTAGTGACTCTACATTGGAGTGGGAATATTCGTTGTCTTACGGTACAGATCCAAGCTGTTTTCAAAGTCTAACTGTTACAGATGGGACTAATGGTTTTAGTCAAGACGGAATCATCTCTTGGGAAGTACCTGACGATTGGGGAAAGAAATCTAAGATTGGTGATTCGAGTGACTTTCATATGTATTGGATAAGATTAAAGATAGCTTGCGGTGGAGCAAACGATTTAAGAGAATGCGATGAAATTGTTCCTTATATGACTGTTCTTGGATCAAAACAAGATACATTTACATTAAATTCTGATTGGAGAAATTTCGGAAAAGAAAGTATAGACGATGAAGTGATTGTTCGTAAAGATGATGATGGAAATTATGTTCTTGCTACTTGGAAACAAAATGTAAGAGCAATTGACATACTTGATGAATTGATTGAAGAATCTGGATATGGAGTAAATGAAGAAATTGACGAAGCATTAATAGATTTACCATCTCCATCATTGAATATTTGGGGCAAACCATTTAGTGCAGAATTAAATAAACCAACTGCTGTAGCAGTTGGAACAGGCAATGCTGATGGATATATTTTTGTAGCCTATAAAAATGTAATATTTAGATTAAAAAGTTCAGATGATGAATGGAAAGAAATAGCAAGATGTAATTACGATTATACAATACACTCCATTGCTTATTTCGATAGTATCGATGGTGCCGAAAGGAATTTCATTCTTTGTATTGGTTATAAGGATATTCAACCTCCTGGTTCCATGTCAGGAGATGATTATCATGTACAACCAGCACAAATAATGATGAGAATAGATGATGTAGAAGGAGATGATTATTTTACAACATTCGATACTTGTGATGATGGCGGAGATATTTACAACCATGACAGTTATACAGATGGAGATGGATTGATAGATAATCTTCATTTGTTTAGATCAGGATTAAGTAAAGAAATAACAATTAGTGTTACCAATTATTATTATCTTGCGTGTGGTCACGTCAATGAAGCAGGTGCTGTTGGTGCAGCTAATTTTGATTCAGAACATATTTGTGTACCTTATCATCAATTGGTTGCAAGATTGAATATTTCTACTGATCCGGTTATAGAAGCTATTTCTGATGGAGATATTGATTTTGATGAACCTACACTTATAAATGAGCAAACTGGTCAAACAAGTGCTTGGACGCCTGTTTGGCTGGATCCTGGATATGGACCAGTTATTTGGATGTGGAGATCGGCAGAATATAGTCAATGGGGCGATCTCGGTGTAAGATATTCGCTTGGTCAAAAGGGTGGATATTGTGGAGTTCATTTCCCTGGTATACCAAATCCACAATACGGAATATATGGCCAAAAACCTTTAGACGTAAGTCCAATAACTTGGAGCAATAGACCAAGATATTTTCTATTTCAAACATTGTATTATGGCAAGGGAGCTAATTATGGCACTTTAACAGATTCTACAAGATTTCTTGGAATGGGAAATTATCCTCAAACAGCTTGGGCACCAGCAGATGGAAGTCTCAACAATGCTAAGTTTTTTGCTCGTACAGAATTACTTGACGCTTTGCAAATACCGGCAACCGACCAGATAAATGATTGGATCATACAATCAACTTATTGTGATTGGTATAATAGAGCTGATTTAACTTATAAAACCAATCATACATATGAGATGATTAATCAAAAGCGAATCGAAGTTACAACGGCTCGAAAAGATCGTAACAACATGTTAACTACTACTAATCTCGATGTAAAGCATTATGATCATTCTGGTGGAAGTTGGGCTAATAAAGGAAATCCACCTGTTTGGCCAATTAGCGCGCAACTTGACCAGAATGATTATCTTATCGTAGCAGATGATATGAGTTTCGCTCGATTATGGATGGAAGCAACAATAGCTGGCAATGTTAATCTTGAGTGTTATATTTCAGATGGAAATGGAGATTGGGAGGCGGTAACTTGTAGAGAAGATCCATTTTCCGGTTATCCAGCAGGAGCGCAAACTGGAATATTAGATTTTCCCATTTCTGGAAGTTGGTTCAGAGATGATATAGCTGGAAAATTCAACGATACATTTATGTTTAAAATAGTTCAAACAGGAACAGGATCATTAACTGTTACTCGTGTTGCTCCAACAAGAAGAACTATCTGGTGGAATTATGATGATCGTTATTATACTAACGATGGAGGAGTTGGAGAGTCACGAACAGAAGATATGGTTCCGCTCGAAATGTGTTATGATTCTGTAAACGATATAACATATGGATGTATGTTAGATCAAATGACTATGGAATATTATGTATTCGCTTTACTTGATGTAAAAAATACTCGGTTAACAGATAGTAATCAATATAGCAATACATTTATGAAACATGTACAAATATCCGATTATGACGGTGATCAAAATATGCAACTTGTTGGATTCGCCATAGATGAAGATACTGATTATTGTTATTTTGTTGCCGCTGATCGAAGATTTAGAAGAAAATCAGCACAATTATGGAGAGCTAAATATTCAGGCGGAGCTTGGACTGTTGAAAAACTCGATGATATTATGGCCGGAGAATGGGATTGTCCAGTAAGACTTATTGTAACAGGTGAAAATAGAGTGTGCGGATTTACTGGTCCAAATTACGGATATTTTTGGGAATGGAGTGATCAATTTTATATAAGACTTCCTATAGCAAAATTTGGTAATAAAACTATAAAACAAGAAATTCAGGATGTTGGCCAATTACTTAATCTTGTATCATTTACAGACGAAATAGGGAAAACTATTGTAAGAAAGAGATTGACTGAAAATCCAACTGTAGATATAGAATGGGATACTCCACATCTTAAAAGTGTAGAATTTGTAAGAGAAGCAAAAAGCCAGTTGGATGGAGTTATAGTTTCATGGGAGCATGAAGATTTTAGCGGAGATATAAAAATTGGAGAAACAGGTCTTGGGAATGAAATGTTAGAGATAAACAATCCTCATATTTTCTTTCCTCAAACAGCTATATTGGTTGGAGAAGAGCTGTGGAAATTTTTTGTGAAGAGGCGGAGAGAAGTTGAAGGAATATTAACATTTCTTTATCAACATCAAATGTTTGATACAGTTCAATTATTAGCTGAATGGATCGAAAATTTAAAAAATTATAACATAGAAGAAGCTGATTTGTGGCAATTAATTCATATGACTGTATCTTGGAAGCGAAAAAACATTCGATTCGTTTTGTTAGAGAACAAGACAGAAGAAACGCCTACTTCATAAAGGGAAAGTACAATGCCAAACTATCAAATGAGCCAACTTGTAGTTGGCGGAATTGGAAAGCATCGATTCTCTATTATAACTGGAAGACAACTAATAACTCCTGTAGTAAATAGATCATTCGAATCAGGTCTTGGAGATTGGAGTTATAGTGGCAACGGCGTAATCAGTAGGGTACAAGATGATGATACTTATTTCGGCGATTATTGTATGAAAGTACAAGATAATCAAGCCGGAAGTGAAGAATATGCTGATTACACTGTAAGTCTTACAGAGTCTATCGATAATAGAAAATTTGCCGTATACTTTTGGGCAAGATGTGATTCAGCCGATACTGCTCATGTCCAATTGTATTCAGATTCTTCAGATGCTGATGATAAAGAGTTGGGTACAACCGATATTTCTTTGACTACAAATTGGAAGCCTTATATTGCTATCGCTAAAGCAAATGCTGGAGCAGATGGCACAACTCTTTATGTTCGTATAAAACCGTATGGAAGTACAGAAGGAAATGCTGGTCTTGGAACAATGTATGTAGACAATATACAGTGTTGGGAAATTAGTTTTGATTTCTGGCTTAAACAAGCTACAAGATTTTCTCAAAATTGGAAAGAATCTGTAGATGCCGAATATGAACTTGTAAGCAGAAATTTAAAAGTATATCCCTCTGGATCAAGATACCACGCAGAGTTGTATTGGGATTATCTTGAACCGCCAGAAGAACTGGTAAAACACAAGATATATGCGGCTCGATACTTGCTTTTCATGCCTCATATTGATTATAATTGGGCTATACTTTGTAGGAAAGATGGAGATAATGTAAGAGATTATTTCCACGATAAATACATAGGCCATCATGGATATATTCGATTGAAAGGATTGGAATTGCTTGAAAGCGATCCACCTGAAATTCCAGCAGGAGCCGGAGCGGGCGATATGTTCGGTTCTGGTACAGTTACTATGGACGATGTTATCATCTCTGAATAAGGAGACAGGCCATGAAATTAAAAAAGATTTATGATAGCGAATTGACTAAAGAACAACTTGATTTACTCGATAAAACATTCGAGCTGTTTCCTGATATACCGAAAGGAATGACGCAGTTTCAAATCGAACAATTTGTTTTAAATTCATCGGATTTCCCAACATGGTATTCAGTTTATCATCAATGTGTACTCGAATTGTGGACTCGATTGACTTCTGTAATGGATTCTCTTGATCATGTAAAGACAATGGAGTTACAAGCGGAAGTTTATGAAGCAACAGCCTCAGAATTGATAGATGATGGATCCAGGAAATCTAAAGCCAGAGCAAATTTATTGGCTCACAAGGCGTCTATTCTCAGAAGGCGTGTTGTGTTTGAAAGGAGAGAGTTAGAGAGCAAGATTGAAGAAATGAAAGTGTTTGAAAGTGCCCGCAAAACTGCAGAAAAGCGTGGTAAAATTAAGCCATATGGAGACAATGAAGCTGAAAGGATTCGCTGGTATCTGCGCTTTGTGTTTCAGAAACACCAAATGAGACGCTCTCTTGTTGCGGGCTATCAAGACGGGAAAGAAACACTTGAAGCTGTCGCTGGAGAATTAAATCAAATGACCGATGGTGAAAAGCGATTGCTCGGTGTGGATAACGGTGTAGTAAAACCAATGAGACCAACGAGGCGTGAATTTTTAAAAGAAACAAGAAGGGAATAAAATGGCAGATAGTGGCGAAAAAGATTTTATATTAGGGGGAAATCCAGCTAACAATGTAATGACCAATGCTGTGGAGCGTTTTAACACTTATGATAAAACGTGGACGGCAATAGCCACAACTATTGTTCGTCAAAAAGGCTATTTCAATACAGCCATGGAATTACAAGGATCGAGCGATCAATCTGTAATAGTTATGACTGATGGTTATTGGAGTGGTCCACCTGCTACTTATTATCATGAAACTGAAGCATTTGATACATCTACAGAAACTTGTGCTTCCAAAGCAGCAAGTCCACACGGATCAGCAACAAGAATGGGCAATATTCAAGGGGCCCATACGGGGAAAACGGGACTTCAATCTGGTGGACAGCAAGCTGACGCTTCTACGATGGATGAACAATATGAATACAGATTATTACAGGATAGTTGGATTACATTTAATAGTTTGTATGCTGCGGTTAAGGAAGGAACCAATAGCAGATATTATTATGATACGGATTACAATACAGGCAGATTTTTACTTTTTTATGGAAGGTCAGGCAATCCAGCATCAATTCGTAATAAATTATATGATATAGAGCTTTATTATGGAACACAGAAATATATTGGAGCAAAAAATTATACAGGATATAGAAATTCTGCGATAACAGGGCCGGATGGTCCACTTTGTACCGCTGGTCGAATTGCTACCGGTACAGACGATGGTCTCGAACACGTTGATGTTGATAGTCTTACTTTTACAACCAAACAAGATATGACTGCCAAGAGGGATAGTGGTGGAATAACACAGAATGAAGTCGCCGGAGATGCCCCATATAATAATGATGAATATTACGAATTTTTCGGTGGATATACCAGTGTAGATGCAAATAGGCACAATGATGTATATATCTATAGATATTCTACAAATACTTGGGCAGCTCTTGGTGCTACAATGAACACCGCTAATATGGTTTTTGCTTATGGATCGAATCGGAGAGCGAAAACTTGGAAGCAATTAAGTGATTTGAAATTTGGATTTCTTGACGATGAAGTATTTCATAATATTTATCAATCTGGAGCAGGATATGTTTGGCCAAGTTTAACTATGGCAGAAGAAGATGGTGAATGGCATTTACTCGGAGGATCAGGAACAGGGTGTGGAGGATTGGCAGGATATTCAAGAGAACATATGGGTTATCATGCGAGTCACGAATGTATATATTATGAAGACGGTGATACATGGTGGTCGATGTGGAGAAAAACAGCAGATAGTACTCTACATCTTTTTAAATCTTCTAATCGAAAAGATTGGTCATTAGTATGGTCAGCAGATTGGGATAATGATAGTAGTTGTACATATTCTTTTGAAATATCTAATCAATATCTATACATTGCTTGTAATACGATGAATACAGAACCTCTTGCTACAAGAGGAATAAATATTGTAAAATTTAATTTAGCCACAGAAGCGAAAGTGTCTACTTTACATGTTCACGATGATTCAGATACTGATGTTTGTTTATCAATAGATCGTAATAACACTAATAATATGGTTGTAACTTATAACTCCGTTGGAAGATTATATAAATATTCTACAGACGGCGGATCAACTTGGTCTGCTGAAAAAAATATGAGTAGTACTGAAAAGCCACCAGAAGAAAGTACAAGAAGTTATGCAGGAAATTCTTTTGTACATTGTTGGAACGAGCCTGCTAATGCTATATATGGAGTATTTGGTAATGATGCTCCTGGTGAAGATTATCTTGACGTATTGTATTATAGTTTTGTTGATAATTATTGGCATAATGTAGAAAAGAAAAAGAGAAATATGGTAAAATTAGTTGATATTGCTATTGATCAAAATAATGGAGATATTTATATTGGACATATGTACGGCTTGCATGATAACCAATATTGGTTCGAAGTGTGGATGTTAGATTATAGCGATAGTTGGTCTTGGACAGGATTATCTCATAATCAAACCGCAGTATATGTAGGGATGGGCCAACCAAGATTTGGAATGGCTTGGTCAGAAAGTGTGTGGACATTTTGGGGATACCAAGTTATGATTGGGGATCTTGCGGATGGAGCAAGATTTCAATGGGACGGTTGGTTTCCTGAATATAGTGGTGAAGGATCATTCTTTTGGGGCGAAAGTTTTATACCAGGATATGATTTCCTACAAATAAAAAATAGTGATAATAATTTATCTATGGATGATCACCAACCATTGGTATTTAATTATTTATGGCCATATGGTAATCCATATTATTCAGAAGATGATACTCCTGCTGGCCCTGCTATATTAATTTATAAAAATCTAATTGATAAAACTACAAGAAGGCCACTAACAGGTAAGACAGTAGTATTGAAGGATCATGCTACTGGAAGTACTGTAGTAACAATGACTGAGCATAGCACTTATCCTGGATTGTATTATGGATCATTTCATACTCAATTCGTAAGATTTGTAGATGTATTCGTGGATGGAGTCGAGGCAACCTATTTTGGTCCAATTGCCTTGGTTCCATCCGATAAATATCCAAAATACAGGAGTTAAACAAATGGCTTTGGGATATTTCGATACAGAAACAGGCAATGGTTGGAGAACAGGCGGTTCACGTCACGATTTCGTCTTTCCAGAGGGTTATGATACATTTATTCCACCCTGTGATCTTGTGCCTGGTAATTCTATTGTAGATAGTTATTTGGATCTACCCTATCCACAAATTCCATCTGGCGGAGAAATTATTAACAATAAGCCAAGTTTAAATCCAAATCCGAATGGTGTAGCATTTAACACAAGAATTTGGCGTCTTACGCGAGATGGTTATGATCATCCAGAATATCGTGGAGCTTGGACATTTAATAGCGAAGTTTGCTATTGGAATAAAAATGGTACACGATTAATTTTAAAAGACTGGGATCCAGATGTAGGAATAGCCAATAAGCAATCCACTTGGCTTTTTGACGGAAATGGTAAAAGAGATCGAAAAGTTACTGTAAATAATCCAGGAGCGAATGTAGCTTGGCAACAAAGTAATTGGCGTTGGGCTTTAGCCAATTATTATGTTGACGGTGGGAACCAATCTTTTGATCCCGATGATACATTTTATTATGTAAAAGGAGATGGAGTTTATATCTATACATTAGATGCTACCGCATCAGGATATACCCTGCTAAAGAAATGGAGTTGGGCTGGTTACAATAGTTATGATACAGCAGGGAAAGAGGGCGACATCTCCTATGATGGTCAATATATGGTAATTGGAGCCACAAGAGCATCGGATTCAAAATATGTAATTTTTCGAATTAATCTTATTACAGGGGCGAAAAGTAGCGATAGTCATACATCAAGAGATTTATCCACCTATCTTGATTATGCTCGTGTTTCTCCAAGCGGAGATTATGTTATAATTGCTTGGAATACCAATTACAATGATCGTAACGATATGGGAACTGAAAAGGGAATGGAAATATATGAAGCCTCCACTATGAATCGAATCCGATCTGCTTGTCCAGGCATTAATCATTGGGACATGTATATGGATGCCGATGGAGTAGATTGGGTAATTTCTAATGCTGTATTTACGCACCATGACATTCTTTTCGGATACACCAGTCCATTAATACAACCTGCTGATTTTTTCAAATGTAAGGTTGATAGCAATTCTACGGAATCCTGGAATAATACCAGCTTGATACGAGATCGGTTTCAAGGATTGCTGAAATGGTTCGGTAATGGTACTTATCCCAATAAAACATATGGATGTTGCCATTGCTTGAATGATCCAACTTGTATTTATATCGGCACTTGGAAGATGGATGCAAGAGGTTGGAATAGCAATCACTTTAACGAAGGATGGTGGTGGCCTCTTTACGGGGAAATTATTGAAACACCTACCAGTGGATCGGCTTTTGGAGAACATACCAATACAGCTCGAAGATTATGCCATACAAGAGCAAGACAATTTGTTAAATATGATGGCTCGAATTATTTAACAGGGAAAGCAGCTCAGCCTGACTTTAACATCAATCGTCAAGGAACCAAGATAGTGTTCTGTTCTACAATGGGTCAATTAGCAAGAGATGTTTTCATGTTTAATGTAAATAAAGGTGAGAATTATGATGATTGGAGGCCCGATAATCCACCCAGCGAATATGATGATATGGATGATCCGCCTGAAGACAGTGATCCAGATATACATGATTTTGAACCTCCACAGCCGCCCACTCCGCCGAAAAATAATAATGATTCTGATGGTCCAGGCGGAAGCGGAAACAATCAAACTCTTATCTCAGGAGATGTTAAGAAAGCCATTAAGTTATATCAAGATACTGGTGCTCCAATAGATGAAGATAAAATTGTGAAATGGAAAGACGAGGATGGTAAAGAAGTAAATGCTATTCGAGTGGATAATAGAGGAAATTATGTAGCTGGTTTTAAGAAAAGTGGTGTTCATCAATTAATGGTTGACGATGAAGATGATGCCGAAATTGATAGTGCCGGAATAGAAACAGACGATGTTGTAGAATAGGAGACAGGCCATGAAAATTTTATCTACAGCACACCCAAGAAGCGGTACGGGATATATGAGCGAATTCTACAAAAGGCTTGGGTTCGATATACCACATGAAGTGAAGATTGGTAAAGATGGGATTTCGTCATGGAAGCATATTGCCCGATCAGATTTAAAGTGGGATTTTATCATTCACCACGTAAGAAGCCCACTTGATACAATCATTTCTTCATGGGGCTTATTGCCTTCATCAATCAATTGGTTTATGAAACATTTGAACAGACCTGACTTAACCAAGTTAGATCGTATCAGTAGAGCAAGTGTGACTTGGCTTCTTTGGAACGAATTGATTGAATCAAAAGAGCCGATATATACATTTCGAATTGAAGACATTGAAAAGCCTGATGTATTTAATACAATATGTAGGCTTCTTGGCATAGAGCCTCCAAAGAATTTTAAATTTCCTCCAACTAACGTTAATACAAGAAAGCATCGCCGTGAAAAAAAGGGAATTCATAACATTAGTTGGAGAGATTTAAGTAATTTGGATATGAACATATACAGAAAAGTAAAAGCAATGTCAGAAAGGTACGGATATGGCTGATCCATCGAGTGTAAGATTTTGCAGACCATTTTATGATGGTATGGGAGCACCTCTCGTAGGTGCTACAATAACGCTCCGAAATGACGCCGGGACGGTAACTTATTACACTCTTATTGAAATAACCGGAGAAGATGGTTTAACCGGAGTATATTATTGTGATGTGACGGTATCAAGAAAGTACTACATATGGGTAAAAGTAAACAATTACTCAGATGCTGTTTGTATAGGTGAATGGTCTCCGCCATTTATTCCGGCTCCCGATATAGGGGACGACATCTAAATGTAGGAAAAATTTTCCTTTACTTTTAAAAAATTTTTCCTTATCTTTCTAAAACCGGAAATTTAACTTCATGGAAACCAATACATTACAATGATACTTCTCAGACCAGTGTTATTGGATGGTGATTACTATGCTATAGTAAACATAAGAGACAGAAATTTCAACCAAATCTTGGATGTTGTAAAAGATTTGGAAGTGAGAGAGTACATAAGGCCGATGAGAAAATATGCCATCGGCTTTTCCAGTGTTAAGGAACTTGTAAGAAATTTAAAGAAGAAGAAAATAAATACACCTATAATTTACAATGATGATTTTTATTATCATTATTTACAATGGCTTGGGGAACGAAAAGAATTGATGTCCATAAAGAATGAAATTCCTGTAGATGTAGAAATTCCTGGCTATAATGAGCATGTAGGAACAGAGTTTAAACTTTTCCCTTTTCAAACCATAGGATCACATTTCCTATACACTGGAAGAAAAGTTCTACTGGCAGATGTAGTAGGATTGGGGAAAACTCCTCAAAGTATCATAGCCTCACAAAAACTTCTCATAGAAGAAAATTACGATGGAGTTATTGTTGTAGTTCCCGCCTCTTTAAAAAGAAAATGGAGAAAAGACATCTATAAATTCCTTGGGGTTCAAACAAGAGTCACCCTTATTGAAGGATCTAAAAAGGAGCGCATCGAACAGTATGGTAAGTTTTTTGGATTGTTAAATCTAAAAAATGTGGAAAATCTCAAGGTGTCCGATTCGTTAGAAAAAAATACTAAAAAAAATAAAATTAAAAATATTAATATTAATTTAAAAGATAGTAGGGGTATAAGTCTTTTTAGTGTAGGAAATTACTTGGTTTTAAATTATGACATAGCCCATAGGGACATTGAAGATGTAATAATCCCATTATTGGAGGAAAACAAAAAGAAGAAATACGTTATTGTGTTCGATGAGATACAATACTTAAAGAATTATCAAACAAAGAGACACGAAGCTTGTTTAGAAATGGCCAAATATTGTAAGTCAATATTTGGTTTATCGGCAACATTAGTGGAAACCACTATAATGGATATATTTAACATCTTATTGGTTGTTAATGATACTCTATTGGGTACTCAGGGGGGCAGATTCTACAATCGTCACACTGAACAAGATTATTTCGGAAACGTTAAATTTTTTAAAGATACCAAGTATGTTGAGGAAATAACATTCCCTTATCGATTAAGGCGACATAAGGAACAAGTGTTCGATCAATTGCCTGAAAGAGTGGAAATGACTTATTGGTGCGAACTGGCTCCGCCTCAAAGAAAATTGTACGAAAATGTGATTGATAATATTGCGAAAGACATTAAAAGTGATCATCGCAAAACAGGAATTTCTACAGCAGATGTACTAAGTAAGGTACAATATTTAATACAAGCTTGTCTTCATACTGAGCTATTGGATTACAAAGAATCTATATCTTCCAAAGTAGAATTGTTGAAACAAGTCATGGAAGATATGGGTGAGAAAAAATACGTTATTTTCTGCCGATACACTAAAATGTTAGAAATATTAAAAAGGGAATTGGAAAAGAAGTATGATGGAGTGGTGACGGCACACGGAAAGAATATGCCCCAAAAGAAACGACAAGAGCTTATTGATGATTTTAATGATAGCGAAGGCTTCACTAAAATATTACTTACATCCGATATATTTAAACAAGGTGTTGATCTTGTTGGGGCAAGCGTACTAATCCATTATGATTTGCTATGGAATCCAGCTGTTATGGAGCAAAGAAGCGGTCGGATTGATCGGATTGGTCAAAAAGCCAATAAAATAGCGATTGTGTACTTAGTTACGTCTGATACTATAGAACATCGGATGTATAACATATTGGAAGAGAGAAAAGAATTAATCGATCAATTGATTGAAGAGGGATTTAAAAGTGATCGAATAAAATCTGTAAACAAACGTTTGCGTAGAGAGTTGTATATGGAGTTGGGATTATGATAAAATTAAAACACGGAGCTGTTATTAGGATACCAGAGGGCTACACTTTCGATACTGTGAAACACGGAAGCCGGATAAAATTTATCATTGTAAGAAAAATGACTGAAAGAGAAACCAAAGGATCATTTGAAGATGTCGGTGAACAAGCAAAGCCTAAGATGCCTCGCTACAATAGAGCCAATAGAGATAGAAGCAACGCCAATGTAAATTACAATAGAGTTAATCCCGCCGAATGGAAACCAAAGCATATAGTTCAGTATTTAAAATATTTGTATATAACAAACTTGGGTCAATTGCCTTTGTCACTAAGATGGAATGATCACGGATACACGAAAAATGCTAAGGAAAGATCGAAAGCTTGGTTGAATGGTCGTTTTATCAAAGATAAATTCGCAGCCTTACAATTAAATCAAAGAGAAATCAAAGATTACATACGTTGGGCTTGGGATACCCAAAGCATTACTCCTACCATGTCACTATTGTCTTGTAACGATTGGATCGATAAATATAACATCGAGCGGAGAAAGAATCACGAGTTGGATGAAGACACAGAGATGGAAAATTGGAGTGAAACGGTACACCACCTACAGGATGAGAAATGACAAAGACCAAGTACGATGATTTAAGGATGGAGCGATCTTTTCTTAGGGCTATGTTATCCGATGATAAAGTGACCAAAGAAACCAGCGAGGACACAACTTTTGGGTATAGAGCTTTCAATGACAAAGTTAATCAGAACATTTATAAAGCAATAGTGCGACATCACCGGAAATATAGTGCATTGCCTACAGCAGATGTACTTAAAAGAATTGTTATGAGGTATGTGGAGAAATCTTCTCTGTATAGTCGTGGACAACAAGCCGAAAAATATGGATTAATCATAGAAAAATTATTATCAAGAGAATCAACCAATAAGGAATTGGCCAACTTGCCCGAAATAAGAAACCAATTATTAACTTACGCGAAAGGGCGAGATTTAAGAATGGCTATAATGAAAAGTGCCGATATGTTAGATGATGGAGATATAGACGGGGCATCGAATGTATTTTACAATTTTAAAAGCGATATGATGAGTGCTGCTGATTTATCGGATGAAGGGGACTACATATCGGATTGGACAGAGAGATGGAAACTTGTAAAGAAAAAAGAAAAGCATCCGGAATTGTTCAAGGCAATACCTACAGGGATTTATGGTTGGAATCCTTACGATCCATTTAAAGACAGTAACACTATTGATTTCGATGTATTTCTCGATGGCGGTCATTACGATGGAGAATTAGAGATCGTGGTAGGGGATAGTGGAGGTGGTAAAAGCAATACATTATTAGAGTTTGCTCATAATGCCGCAATAGCGGGCAAGAATGTAATGTTATTCACAATAGAGATGAGTCGATGGAAGATGCAAACCCGCCTTGACAGTCGCATTACAGGCATCCCTTTTCGAAAATTTCGTACTGCTACATTGACAGAAAAGGATTGGGAGAGATGGGAAAGAAAAATGAAGGCTTGGAAGGAAAAGGTTGGAAAGGGATCGATCTATGTGGTCGGATTTCCTCAGCAGTGTACGGTAGCAACCATAGAGGCCAAAATTAAAGAAAGGCAACAACAAAGCGGAAACAAAGTTGATCTCGTTGTGGTTGATTATCTTAATGATATAAAACCTAATGGAAGATATGAAACAGATAAGGATTGGAAGGCACAAGGAGAAATTTCTTGGGATTTAAAGCAAATGGCGGGTTTATTTAAGATACCTGTAGTCACCGCCAATCAAGGAAAGTCAAGCTCGATATTGTCCAAGTTCAAAGTCAGTGAAAGCGGAGTGCCCAAATTTCGGAGAATGATGTGGAATGATGCCGCTTTTAGCCCATTGCCCTCTCATCACTCTACAACAATAATTGGTTTGTTGTTAAGTAAAAAAGTTGATAATGGTATATGGGACATTCTTAATTCTCAAGTTATCAAGCATCGAGACGGAGAGACTACACTTGGCGTAGTAAGTGTACCTGATCTGTCAAGATGCCGGATATGTACCACTTATGCTTACGCCAAAGCAAAAGAGAGACTTGAAGAGGGCAGTGTAGAAAACTTTGAGGGCTTGACCAATGATGGAAAATAAAGCAAGCAAGATGAGCAGAATAGCGGGAGCAATATTCGGAGCCGCCATAGGGGATGTGTTCGGCTCAATGATTTCCAGCATAAATGAATATAACAATACCGAATTGTATGGAGAATGGCCAATAAAACATTTTAAAAGACCACATGGTAAAAATGCCTTTCTCGTAAAAGGCCAATATAGCTGGCCCTTTCAGGTAATGAAGATGTTCATAAGATCAATTATAGGAGTTGGTGATAATTGGAATTCCGGCTATACCGATTTGGATGTAGCATCGGCAGTTATGGGTGGATTTTCCATTCGATATGAAAAACACACAAAAGAGGATTCTTTTCTTGGAACCGATTCAACTTATGTTATGTTGGGATCAAAAATGTTAGATAGTGGAGAGGATATACCAAGTTTTGAATTTTATCACACTGCTATGGATTCCTTTTTGCCTAAAATAATGCTTACATCATTAATATTCGCTCCACCTTATATGAATGCCATTAGAATGTTAAAAAGCAAAATTAGTTACATGTTTAATATACCAGAGGGTCGAGATAAAAGAGAATTGTATATGATTCCTGATTATATGATTGGGGAATCAGTAATGCATTTGTTCTCTATATCAAGTAAAATCAGTCGAATATTAAGTGATATATCAGAGATAGAGGAAAAGGCTGAGAATTTTTATGATGCCATGGTAAATTTTACAAGTTCAGGTGTATACTATCATTATGGAAACGATAGTAATTGTTTCGGTTGTATGCTTGGGGCGAGGTTGGGTTGGAGATTCGGAGTAAATAGCACAGAATTTTTCGCACACCAATTGGAGGAATTCGCAGAAATCGATAGGATGATAGATAACTTGTTAACATTTTGGAGGGATCATGTCTAATTTCAAATTCCGTACAGGCGAAATTGAGTCGGTGTTTGAAAGGTCAGGGATAGATTTTACAAGAACGGGACATTGGATTATGATTAATTGTCCCTTTCACGAAGAAGAAGTTCCAAGTTGCGGGATTCATACACTAAATGGAGGATTTAATTGTTTTGGATGTGGGAAAAGAGGAAACTTTGCCGATCTGTGTAAAAAATTAAACATAACTCCAGAATTGAATGAGGTAGAGGGGCCAAGCGAAGCCGATTTTAATGCGAAAATTTCTAAGTTACGAAGCAACAATAATACACCTAAAAAATTAAAATTGTATGAAAAACATTTCAAATCATTAAATAGCAGAAGAAATCGTAACACCGAATGTGGAGAGGATATAATCGATTATCTACACAATAGGGGAGTTGGTCTTACCACTATCGTAGATTTTGAAATAGGCTATATCAATTATGGCCCTTATATAGGGCGTGTAGCCATACCTGTATACGATATTACAGGAAAAGAAATTATTTGGTTTGAAGGTAGGGCAATTAAAAAAACGATGATGCCGCCCTATTTCCGACCAAAGGGAAGTCCAAAGAAAAGTACAGTATTTAATTATCATAGAGTACACGATAAAGATTCAGTCATTGTTACAGAGGGAATAATGGATGCTATTGTTCTTCATTCTTGGGGCTATCCCTCTGTATGCGTTTTTGGAACAAATTATAATATCGATCAGTTGATATTGCTTTCTTCATTTGAGAAAGTACATTTTTGTTTCGATGGAGATGGCCCTGGGCGAAATGCCGCCGCCTCTATACGAAGATCCAGAGAATTGGAGACAGGATCGAATTATTACATTATTCCTATGCCGGATGGTCGCGATCCGGCTTCTTTGACGCGGGATGAATTTAAATATCAACTAAAGCGCACTCGCCGCATTTCTATATCTTAATCTATGTAGAAATTTTCCTTTACTTTTTGAAAAAAAATCCTTATATTATATTACGCGGATGTAAGATAAAACTTAATGAAAACCAACATTGGAGGGCCAAAATGAGACGTTAAAGACTTGTAAGTTTTGTGTTGTTTTTAACTTCACCTTAACAGGAGGAAAGTACTGTGGCAAATCTCAAGAAGATGACAGTGGCACAGCTTCAAAAGTTGTGCAAAAAGGAAGGCATCGAAGGCTATGAAGACATGAAGAAATCCGATCTCATAGCCGTGTTGGAGTCAGTGGATGAGGAAGCAGAAGAGGCTGAAGTGGACGAGGAAGTGGAAGATGAGGATGAGGATTGGGAAGATGATGAGGATGATGAAGAAGGGGACGATGAAGACGAGGACGATGAGGATGATGATGATTGGGAGGAAGATGAGGATGAAGACGAGGATGAGGAAGATGAGGAAGATGAGGATGAGGAAGATGAGGATGAGGATGATGAGGATGAAGAGGTGGTGGAAGAGAAGCCCAAGAAAAAGCCCTCAAAGAAAGCATCCAAGGCTCGAAAAGAGGGTGGTGAGCGTCTGCGTCCCTTCATCAACGAACAGATCGATCTGAACGCCAAGCTCAAGAAAAAGAATCTGTGGGTCAAGAACGCACAGTTTCTGTCCCGTGATGAGAAGAAACAGCTTCTCAAGGCCAAGAATCAAAAAGATCCCATCGCCAAAAAGGTGTACAAGCTCCTTGATAAAAAGGTCGCCGGTTTCCGCTCGAAACAGAAGGAAAAGACCAAAGCCGCCAAGACCACTACCAAGGCAGCTTCACCTTATGCCGATAAGTCTCACATCGAACTGGCCAAGGAAGTGGTGAAGCGAAAGCTGAAGCCGAAAGCCGAAGCCAAAAAGATGAGTGACTCCAAATTGATCAAGCTGCTTGAATTCGATGATGCGGAATGATCCCTGGCCTGACTGACTGATTCCAACCGGATTGGGCGGCTCCTTTGTGGGCCGCCCTTTCTATTTAGTTTGCGGAGAAAGACAATGGTACTTATTGATGGAAATAATCTTTTGTATAAAGATTATTTCTCCTACAAGGGCGCGGATTACAAACAATTAAAAGATTTTTTCATTAGACATCTTCATTCGCTTGCTTCATCAGGAATACACGATCTTGTGGTGATTTGGGATAGTGCTTTCGGATCGTGGCGCAATATTGCTTATCCATCTTACAAAGGCACAAGGACTATGTCTTTGTTCGAATGTGATAGTGAAGCAAAGAAATTTTACCACTGGAGAATAAAATTAAGACAATTTTTATACACTCGAACATCAATAAGACAAACCCATATAAATCGATTCGAAGCAGATGATATAATAGCTCTTTATGTTAGAAATAGAATCAAGAAAAAGATTGATGTTAATATAACAATAGTATCCAACGACAAAGACTTCTATCAATTGCTACATTCTTATCGTCCCACCGTGAATATTCTCCGTGTAGGTAGAAACAAACAACGTGTATTAACTCGTGAAGATTTCGAAGAAGAATACGAAATCAGACCAGCATTATGGTCTGATGTGAGAGCACTTAGTGGTGATACATCAGATAATATTCCTGGTATTGAAGGAATTGGCCCAGTAAGGGCTGTTGAAATAATAAAAACATACGGGCCATTGAAAAAATGGATCAATTCCGTAGCTCCCAATGATAAAATAAAAATCAGCAAGTGGGCATTTAAAGCTCGCCTTAAACGTAAAAAGGTGATGTTTTATTACAAGCTTGTAGATTTAAAGAGAAATCATAGTGGTCTTAGATTGGAATTGAGTAACAATACTTACAAGTGAGGCGTATCGTGAATTATGTAAAAAATAGTTTTAAAATGGGCCCATTTCGCGTAATATCTTACAGCAGAAGAGAAATGGAACATATGACGATTGTTCCAGATGGTTGTCACTCGGATTACGTAATACACGGCGACCTTTCTGTCGCAGCAAGTTACGAATTTGCTTCTTATTTGTTTTATAGAGGATTGGCTAAAAAATCTAATAAAATTAACAGTGTATTAGAAGTTTTTGGCGGTTCAGGTTGGGAATCTCATCTTATTGGTAGAGTAATAAAACCAGAAAAACATTACGTATTAGAAATGTATGAACAAGGGTGCAAATCGATTGAAGAGAATTGCAATCCTACAAGTGTTATGCAAGTGGATAGTTATTACTTTTGTAGTATTCTAAAAAAACATTTTGATTTAATTGTAGCAGATTTTAACGCATTTACATTTCGTAAAATGGAGCAAGATAGAAACATTAAGGAAGCCGTAAAAGGGATGTTTCGATCATCTAACAAATACGTTAAAATAAGCGATTCTACATTTTTCGGAATATACAGATTCCCAAAAAATATTACAAGTTACGATTTATATTTAGATGGACACGCCAAAGATTATAAACATTTTTATTCTTTAATTCAAAAGAAATTTTATAAGTTGTACGGATTTAGTCTCATTAAAGTTATAATTCCAAAAGGTAAAACTGTGGCTTTGTTAATATTTAAAAAAGGGAAATACAGCAATTTAACATTTAAGTCTGTAAATGAAAAATTTGACATGAAGATTTTGCGAGGTGTATCATGAGACATTGGTTAAAAGCCCGTCAAGCGATTGCTTACATAAAGCATTTTATTGGATTGCCTTATATCTATGGCGGCGATGATCCAATGGCAGGATTTGATTGTAGCGGTCTTGCCATCGAAATGCTTAAAAGCGTGGGACTTTTTCCGCTTTATAGCGATATGACAGCGCAAGATTTATTTCATTATCATAGCAATTACATTGTAGATATGACTAAGCCATTTAAACCAGGCATGTTGATATTTTATGGAACAGCTCTAAACGAAATTTCTCATGTTTCGATTGTGTTAAATAAAAATCAAATTCTTGAGGCGGGTGGCGGAAGAAGTACAACGAAAACAATTGGGGATGCAATCCGGCAAAATGCTTATATTATGTGTAGGCCCATTAGTAAAAGAGAAAACGAAATTATTGGAGTAGTTGATCCTTTTATTAAGAGGTGATAAAATGAATCCGCCACAATTCGTTGTACTCGGATTAGGCATTAATGGCCTATTGACTTGCTTTTATCTTAGAAAAAAGTATCCCACTTGTAAAATTATCGTAATCAGCAAAGGGCCATATTGTAAGTCATTTCTCGATCATCAATATGGTGTACCAATATATTTATATTGGTCGGTTGCTACACATGAATTGTTAAAAGATTTACTCGATTTTCGTACAAGGAGATTGAAGATAGGATTGGTGTCTGGTAATAATGTATCATCAATTAAAAAGTTTCCAGAATTTGTTATGGATAGAATGGAGTATCTTAAATCTTATTATTACAAATGTAATTTAACAAATGATGGATATGATCCGAAAACTTACAGAGGAATGTCAGATTTCGGTCATAATAATTTTATGGTGTGTTCTTTTAATTATCAACAATTAGTAAATAAATTGTATTCAAGGGCAAATGTGGAAGTAATTTATAATACAACAGATTATTGCATTGACACTTATGGAAGAAAAATTATAATCGAGGAAGGAGATAACAAGGCATTTTGTATTAAATACGATAAATTATTTAGTACAATTCCATTATATTCATTGTTGGTCAATCATTATACTGCCGGAGTTCAAAAATTTTCAAAAGATTCTCAATTGGGAATTATTCAAAATCTATATAGTGAAGTAAAAAAAGTATACAATGATGCTAACAAGGCTACAAAAGCAAGTTGTATCGTTGATACAAGCGATGTCGGTTTCCCACAATATCAAGGTGGTGGGAAAACAAAAGATTATGATTACATTTATGTTGCGTCGCATCCACACTCAATAACTCCAATAAGGAGAATTTCATTTTCGGAAGATGGTAATTATATGTTCATTGAAATCGTAGGTAGTGTCACTAATAGTTCATTTAGCTCTCCAACTCAATGTAGAGGATGGATTACATCTCTTTTTAATAATGAAGTTTCTATCGATGGCAAAATGGTAGATTTTGTACACAAAGATTGTAAAATCGTGTTGCCACATATCGTAGACAATATTATAACCGAAGAAATATTGGAAGCATTTAAATGTTTCGGAATTCATTTGTATGGTAGATATTCGAGAATGAATACGAGGGGGTTGATTCATCATACCATAGAGCAACTTGAAAAGGAGCTATAATGATAGAGAAAATGTGGGAAGCACAAGAGGAACAACAAAAGCTGTGGGTGGAAGATTATGATAGTCTTTCAGATAAGGAACAGCTTGAGCTTTTACAGGAATATATTTTATCAATTATGACCAATTCGAGTCGTGTGTTAGATGAAGTAAATTGGAAATCTAATATATTGTCTCGAAAACAAATTAACACCGATAATATTACCGAACACTGTGTAGATATTTTAAAATACGTCATTAACACATTGTTGATATTCGGAGTGTCACCGGTAGACTTTACTAAAAAATTCGATGAAAAAACGGATGCGGTTCAAAAGAAATGGGATTGGGAAAGAAAAAGAGATCGTCTCAGCGATACAGATTCGATCATTACTATTGATATAGATGGTGTAATAGCTAATTTTAGTGAGTCTTTTACCAGTTTTATTGAAAATAAAACTGGAAAGCCTCTTGTAACTGATAGAAAATACTTTCATTATTATATGAATGTTGAGGGACTTACTGCCACAGAAGAAGAAAGATTGATGGATGAATTTATTAGGGATGGTGGTTTTTGCAGACCAAAAATCTATCCAGGCGCAAAAGATTCTATCGATGTATTAAAATCTGTGGGATTTCATATTGTATTCTTAACAGCAAGGCCATATAATAAATACAGAAGAATTTTTCGTGACACAACTTGGTGGATGGAAAAGCATAAAGTAAATTATGACGCCATTTTGTGGGATAAAGATAAAGCGGATGCTATTAAAGCATTACATCCTGCTTTCGTTTTATTTCATGTGGAAGATCGAGATAAACATGCTGTGGAAGTTGCAAACAGCGGAGTTGATGTATTGTTATTTGATAAACCCTATAATCAAACCGTAATCCACGATAAAGTACAACGGATTACACGATGGAGCGAAGTAATTGAACGAGCATGTTCGGAGGTGTAAGATGAAAGAAATGGAAGTCAAGATGCTTTCTGGAACACAACAGCCGGTAGTTACGGCTATAAAGATTTGGAAAGCATCAAAGGGAGAGGATTTTACTGATGTAACTGAAGAAGAATCCAAGGAGTTGTGGCCTCAGTTAGTGTTACAAGATGTACCGGTGCTTGAAAATCTTCATTATCAGTTTCTTTTTCAAAATGTTCCAGTGTCTTGGCGTGAACAGGCAGTGAGGCATCGCATCGGTGTAAAAGCAGGAGAAAATTATGGTATAGACATTATACCAGATTTTCCAGGATCATCTTGGTGGAGTCAATCGATGAGGATCAAGAATGTAGGCGGATTTTACCATCGAGGCGATTTTTACATTCCTGAATCGATAAGAGGAAATAAAGAATTACAAGACGTGTATACTCACGTTTTGGAATCTATTGGAAATGCTTACACAACTTTGGTGAATTTCGGAATTCCAATGGAAGATGCTCGCAATCTTATCCCTCTTGGAGCCACACACGATATAAGTTGGGATTTAAGTCATAAAGCAATGCTTTACATTGTAAATAAAAGATCGTGTTGGATACTTCAAGCCGGATTGTGGGTTCCTATCATAAAAGAAATGATGTTATCACTTCTTAACTTTTATGGAAGCGAGCAGTTATTGTACGGAATGGGAAAGCCGCCTTGTTACGATCCAAAAGAGGGTAAGATCGCCGATTGTATTTTCAATTTGGAAAATGAAAGAAGATGGTCTGGGAAAGATAATCTGCCACCATGTCCCATATGGGTATATCTTGCTTGTTACAAAATAAAATATGGGAACAGCATAGAGATGGCTCACAGATGTTATCCAGAGACTCCACCAGAGGGTTCAGACATAAAAACTTTTGTTAAAGATTTTAAAAGACGGTTGAGCCTATATTCAGAAATTTGGGGCGGTGAGATAACTGATATTTTGCTTTAATTAGTACAATAATCCCAATCATATTTGCTTTCTCTCGCATTTGAAACATGAGTATGGAGGGTATTATGAGTTATTTAATGAATACAATAAAAACCATTCCCGGTTTGGAAATAGAGCATGCCGAAGACAGTTATCTTTATGGTACACTTAACGGAGAAGTAATGAAATGGATCGATCTTTTTAACGATAGTGGTGTTTGCTCATTGGGATACGATAATCATATTAAATATCATCTTAAAAGAGCTTTAACACCTCATATGCCCAATATAGTCAGTTTTAAATTCAGAGAAAATGTAGCCGAAGAATTATGTGACATGACAAAAATGAATAAAGTATTTTTTTGTAACAGTGGTACAGAAGCGATTGAGTCGGCTATTAAAATAATGAGAAAGGCTTCTACAGATACAAAGAAAAGATATATTTATACATATGCGAATGACTTCCACGGGAGAACATATGGAGCATTGGCGGCAAGTGATGGGCCATCTTATCATTACGAAGGATTTGGTCCACATTTACAAGGATTTAAACATTTCAAATATCCTCATCAAATTGATTGGGACGTTTGTTCCGGTATTCTCATGTCTACAGTATTCGGTAATCATGATGTAATGGATCACGGCATAGCGGAACTTAAATATTTAAGATCAATGTGTGATAGGCATAGAATACCACTTTGTTTGGACGAAATACAATGCGGAGCAGGAAGATGTGGAACGTTTAATGCTTTTGATCGATATGCAATTGTACCGGATATTCTTTGTCTTGCAAAAGGAATTGCTTGTGGAAATACGTTGGGTGCTTGTTTAGCAAGAGGCAGATATGCTAACACACTTACTCCAGGTTCACATTTTTCTACATTTGGTGGCGGAATATATGGGTTGTTAGGAGTATTCGAATATATATCAAAGTGGAGAAATGGTGATTTAAATTATCAAGATATTGAAAACAAAGCACATTTGTTCAAAATAAAATTGGAAGTAATAAAAGAAATAGACGAAATAAGGCAAGTGGGATTGATGATCGCTGTAAAAGTAAAAGATGATACCGCGAAATTGGTTTCAAGAAAATTGTTAGAAAAGGGAGTATTCTTACCAACATTCAGAAGTGATGTTTTAAAAATGGCTCCGGCATTAACAATAAAAGCAGAAGAAATAGAGTTGTCAATGAATACTTTACAAGACGTAATGGAGGAGGTGTACTCATGATTATTGTAATGGAAGGAATCCAGGGAAGTGGTAAAACCAGTATTGCAAGAGCATTGGTATCAGAAAGTAAATTTAGATTCAATTTAAAAGGCGTATATTATCATTCATTTGAAAGTAAACCATCATTTTATAATAATGGCCTTTGTAGAAAGGCTTTTCAAGACGTAGTTTTTGCTGATTTTCTTAACAAGGTTCCAATTGACGCCGATTTTATCATATTTGATAGATCAATCTTTTCAGGTTTTGTGTATGATAAATTCGAAAAGGAAAAAACCAAGACAGGCGGAGATAAAACAATACACAAAGATTATTTCCAATTTTGTCTTGAAAAATTTCACAACGGAGTAAATGGTCCATTAGTAATATTTTATCTCAATACAAAAGTAAATATTGCTCAAAAGAGATTTGATGAAAATAATAGACCGGATAGATTGTTTCTCGATACTTCTGTACAATATAAAAGATTTTGGAGCTATTATGGCAACCATCTTTCTAATATGGGAATAAAGTTATACATATATCGTAATGATAATAATGCAGATTACGTTAATGTTTTGCAAATGGCTCGTTCAGAAATTGTAAGGACAATTAAAATAACGGAAAAGAGGCGACATGACGTACAATCCGAAAGAGAAAGTGGATGAATCAAAGGTATCAAGAGTTGGTTTTGTATTCGATTATCATTCGCCACCTAAAGAAAAGGAACCGAAAGGTTGTGACAGATTTGTAAATTTACATAATCATAGTGAATATAGCTTGCTTGATGGAATGTCAAGGATAGAGCGTGGAGTGCTTTCTCTTGACATGGATCGCCTTTATGATACACAAGTAACTCTTGTAAGAAAGGCGGATTATAATAAGCAACCTGGTGTAGGATTATCAGATCATGGCACATTAGGGGGATTTTTTCGCTTTCATACCGAAGCAGTATCTCACAATATAAATCCTATCATTGGTATCGAATTATATGTAATTCCAGATTTAAAAAATTTGTTTAATGTGGATAGTAAGTTTTCTATGCACATGACTATGTTTGCGAAGTCTTATGATGGATTGCTTAATCTATTTAAGTTGAATAAAATCGCTTGGACAAAGGGATTTTATCGTAAACCAAAGGTTGATTATGAATCTATGATCAATTGCAAAGGCGATACAATTCTTCTTTCCGGTTGCGGCGGAGATAGCCCATATTTAAATATTTTGAATAATGAAAATTTATCAAAGCAAGATAAGTGGGCCAAGATGTGTAAGCTCACAGAGTTTTTTATAATAAATTGGGGAGATGATTTTTATTTTGAAGTCATGCCACACAAATACGATCAACAAGTGATACTTAATAAGGCATTAATAAAATTGTCAAAGAAGTTTGATGTAAAGTTAGTAGCAACCAACGATACACATTATGCTCGAAAAGAAGATGAGATAACACACGAAGTGTTGTTGGCGATTCAAGTGCATGATAAATGGGACGATCCTAATAGGTGGACTTTTGGTGTACACGAATTGTATCCGAAAACAAGAAAAGAAATGTTTCGAGCATTTATGAAATATCATTCCTACATGGGTAAAAATAAAATTAAAGAAGCTCTTGATTCCACTATGGAGATACACGGAAAGGTTTATATCGATATACCAAAAAGAAAAGAGATGTTGCCTGAACCACTTGTACCAGATGGAATGACTAAGAAAAAATACTTTTTTAAGTTGTTGAGGAAAGGTTGGAGCATTCGTAAAATCGAAAGTAAGCAAGCTGTGCTGCTTTCTGAAAAATTAGGAATAAGTCACAAAGAAGCTGTACAAATGTATAAAGATCGTATCAAACACGAATGGAATTTGATTGATGAATTAGGATTTCCCAATTATTTTCTAATCGTTAGAGAGGTTGTGAATTTTGCTCGAAAAAATAATATAGCTGTAGGGCCTGGAAGAGGATCGGCGGCGGCATCGGTGATTTGTTATTTGCTTGGTATCACCTCCATTGATCCGCTTGTATATGATCTAATGTTTGAGAGATTTATTTCTAAATATAAAGTTACATTGCCAGACATCGATATGGATTTTGAAGATACCAGAAGAGATGAAATAATAGAATGGCTCAAGAAAAGATTCGGAGAGAATAATTTAGTAAACATTGG